AGAGTCTCTCTACAAGAAGACGGGCCTCATCTCCAAGTACGCTGCGAAGGACCCACATGAGTTCTTCGCGGAGTCGTGGCTTGCGTACCACACGGACCCGCTGTGGTTCAGGGAGCGCAACCCGGCGGCGGCGGACCTGGTGGCGAGCGTTCGACAGCACTTCGGAATGGAGAACATCCACAATGGAAACTCGTAACAGCTCCGCTAAGCAGCAGGAATGGGAGACGAAGGTGACCGCTGCCCTCACGCGCGTTCAGAACCTCGCGAAGAGGGGCGGCCTGACCCGAGCGGAGTACGACGAGCAGGCGCGTACGATCCATGCGGCGGCAGAAGCGTACCCGAACGCTTTTGGCAGACTGATCGAGACCATCCAGTTCTATTCGCCTGAGATCAAGCGGTGAAGATCGGCGATGGGATCGCGAAACTCACAGCGGCGGTAGGGATCGAACCATGCGATGCCTGTCTCGAAAGAAAGCGAAAGCTCAACGACCTCGGGGACGAGATCGAGGCAACAATGCGGGCGTGGTTCACAAGAGCTGCCAGCGACGAAAGAAAAGCGACGGCTTCCCTACCGGAGGGAAGTTCCCCCCCGGTCTCGACCCCCGGTGGGAAGACTGGGCCAGGCCCGTCTACGACTTCTTGAGCGAGACCCGAGCTCATCGCGACGTCCAGGAGTGGGGGCGGAACAACAAGCCCTTCATCGGGAGGTCCCTCCTCTCCGAGCTGCTCTCGTGGCTCGAGAACGGTAAGCGAGTGGTTCATTTCCGTCTAGGGAGCGTGGTATATTGGAGGCGAACATGAGCACGCCCAAGCGAGACCTAAAGGCGCTTCAGGACCGCTTCAACACGGATGGGGAGGATCTCGACGAGTACGCAGGCGAAGATGAAGACGAAGACGTGGATGAGGAGCTGGAAGTATGAGCAGCGGCATCCAGATCGGTCCCCGAGGTGGACGCTTCTACTTCTCGAAGTCGGGGGCGAAGGTCTACGGGACCCCTCCCAGCAGCCTGGGTTCTCCATTGTCGGATGGGGCTCGCAAGGAAGCGGTAGGTCGTATTCAGAAAGCACTTGGGATCACTCCTGCGAAACTTCGCGTGACGAAGGAGCAGGTGCGCGCGCGGGGGGAACAAAACCTCGCCAGCATGAAGGCTGACCCTGGGTTCTTTGCGAGGAACAAGGACATACCGGCCACCGCTTCTCCCTCTTGGATGAGACAAGAGAACAAGCACCTCACCGAGGAGACGTCCTGGGTCTGGAAGGGTCACCTTACCGCGAAGCGACCCGTAAACCCCGAGCTACTCCCTCACGAGAAGCTTGCGCTGAAGAGGTATACGGACGACGACTGGTGTCGGATGATCCGCATGGTGGACCGTGGGGCGAGTGGAGAGAAGCTCCAGGAGTACATCGAGAAGCGCCTCTGGGGCGGCGACGCGTCGATCCGTCAGACATTCAACGCGGAGCACTTCGGTAGGGACGTGTCCGCGAAGCTCGTCGCCTCCTACGTGATGAACCACCACGCGGATGTCTCCACTGTCCTTGCCGAGCAAGCGAAACCAGTCACGGGCGTCCTACTACGCGGGCTCAAGAACTTGACCCGGGACCAGTTCGTTGACCTTGCTGGCCGTAATCGACTGCGTCTGGGAGCCATCACGTCAGCAACGAGGGACACGCGGGTCATGGAGCAGTTCATCACAAGTACCTCGGACAGACCGTACAGCGTCTTGCTAGAGCTCCGCGGTGCGCGTGGTGTAGCTGTGGAACATCTCTCTTTGTACGCGGCGGAGCGAGAGGTGCTGCTCCCGAAGGGTGACTCCTTCCGCGTGAGGGGGCGGTACTACGGAACCACCAACGGCAAGATCGACAGAAACCTGATGGTCCTCGAGCTGGAGCGGGTGACGAAGTGAGCAACACCGGACCCAGCGGCTTCATCGACCTGATGGTGGAGGTGGAGCAGGCCGACGCGGCGCGGAACGCGACCACCGCGCGCGAGCAGCTCCGCGCGGAGTCAACCGGGAGGATCGCGGCTGCCCTCGGAACCTCTGTGGAGAACATGACCCCAGAGCAGCAGAACTTCGCGAACGCCTACAACGAGCGGAGGGGTGGCGTGGTCAAGGGAAGCAAGCCCGGTCGATTTACCATCGACACGTCAGGGCGGGAGCCTGAGAAGACGTGAGCAACGGCGTTCAGGTAGTGGAGAAAAGTTGACGTAACTTCCCGCACTCGTAGACTTTTCCTTGCAAGGTGGGCGTGGCGCCCACCGGGACCACAAGGAGGTCTCACATGGCACGAGCGCTGAAGCCGATCCGGGCCGGTAACTTCACCCCGAAGCGCGTGACCGGCGCGCACATGGCACACGAGAACCACGGCACCAAGAGCGGCGCGACCGTCCAGACCCGCTTGCAGCACCTCGCCGCGCTCGTCCGTGAGTCCCAGAAGGGCAAGGGCGGCGGTATGCCCTGGACCCCCACCGACCTGCCCGCAGGTCCTCCGGAGCGATCGGAGGCGTGGGCGCCTGGCAAGGGCGGCGTCCGCCATTTCCAGCTCAGCAAGGGCGGGAACTGACCGCCCCTCCTACGACGTGATGCGGTCGTCGTAGGAGACCGACCAGCGGCCCCTCGAAACCCTAACCGAAGGGGGCCCGGTCGATTCAGCGGAGGGTTGTCCTACGCCAGCGAGCGGCGTAGCCTCTCCGAATGCCGCTAGTCTTTTTCAGTGGAGGAATCGACTCCACGGTTCTCACGTTCGACCTCGCGCAGCACCCGTACAGGTACGGAATCGACGCCAAAAGCGACGAGCTTCTCCTGTTGACGGTGGGCGACGAGAAGAAGAAGCGCGCGCTTCGGCCCATCCTGGCCGCGCTGGAGAAGGTCACGACGATGCGTCCCGTGGTCCGGGTCGTGTCTTCGGACGTTCTACACCCGCGCCCCGAGGCGCCGCCGCAGGCGGGAGGGATGATGTCCCTGGTCCCTGCGGTGACGAGGTACGAGCCCGACCTCAACTCGTTCCCGTACACGCCTGCCCTCCACCTCTGGATGGCGAGTATCGCAATGAACATGGTCTTCTTCCGGGACCGACCGCCGAGCATGTCCCCGCCGAAGGCGTTCTTCGGGTTCCAGTGCGACGGACCCATGTGGCGAGCGCACGACGAGGGGCAGCTTCCCCTGAACGACGTGTCCCCGTGGTTCGTGGGCAAGCTCAACGAGATCGCGGCGGGACTGAAAGAGCCCGAGATGACCTTCCACGCGCCGTTCCTCGACGCGCGGATGGACAGGACCCAGATCGTCCAGATGGGCTTGGAGGTGGGCGCGCCGCTCGAGCTGACCAGCTCGTGCATTCGTGGGTGGAAAGTGAACTGCGGCATCTGCTGTCAGTGTCTCAACCGACAGAAGGCGTTTCGCTACCTTGGGGTGAAATATGAGTAAGAGAACCGGAGCAGTTGTCGTTTTCTCTGGCGGTCAGGACTCCACGACCTGCCTGTTCTGGGCGAAGGAGCACTACGAGAACCTCCTCGCGGTCACCTTCGACTACGGGCAGCGTCACGCGACGGAGGTGCGCGCGGCGTTGAAGATCGCGGAGCTGGCTGAGGTCGAGCACATGATCATCGACCTGACCGGGTTCGGGACGAGCGTGCGCAGCGCCCTCACGAGCAAGGACATCGAGGTCAAGGCGGACGGGGGACATCAGGGGCTCCCGTCGACCTTCGTCCCGGGGCGCAACGTCGTCTTCGGCGCCATCGCGGGCGGGATCGCGGTCTCGCGCGGATGGTGCGAGATCGTGCTCGGCGTCTGCGAGACGGACTACTCCGGGTACCCGGACTGCCGCAAGGCGACGATGGACGCGCTGTCGGAGTCCATCCGTCTCGGAAACGGACTGGAGGAGTTCTGCATCGCCACGCCTCTCATGTACCTCTCGAAGGCGGCGACGGTGAAGATGGCCCTGGAGCTCGGTCCCCTGGCGTGGGAGGCGGTCGGTCTTTCTGTCACCTGCTACCAGGGACACGTCCCAGGGTGCGGGAAGTGCCCGTCGTGCCTTCTCCGTGAGAAGGGGTTCGCGGAGGCGAACGCGGAGGACCCAGCGCTCAAGAGGGCGGTCCGAAACGGTATCAAGTGGGGGACGCCGTGACGGACAACATCACCAAGCTCGGCGAGCACAAGAACCACCCCCACGGAGCGGATGGTCTCGAGCGGTTCACGAACCCGATCCACGGCAACCTCGTGGACCTCTACATCCCCGAGTTCACCTGCCTCTGTCCGAAGACGGGGCAGCCCGACTTCGCGACCTTCCGAATCCGCTATGTCCCGAAGGACTGGTGCGTGGAGTCGAAATCGCTCAAGCTCTACCTCTGGAGCTTCCGCGATCGTGGCGTCTTCCATGAGGCGGTGACGCAGGAGATCCACGAAGCGATCCGAGCCGCGCTGAGTCCCCAGTGGATGCAGACCCTCGGGGAGTTCGGCGTGCGGGGAGGGATCTACGAGAAGGTGCTCTGCACTCACGGGATGGTCCCGGCGCGGTTCAAGCAATGCGTTCTCCTTCCCTGAGGTGACTCGTGCGACCGAAGGAGCCTGAGGCGATCAAGGCGGTCTGCCCGCTCACGACCCGTGAGGTGGTAGATAGAGTGCTTCTCTTCTTGGAGAAGTTCTCGAAGACGACGCTCTACACGTACCAGGCTCTCTTCGCGCGGCGAATCATCGAGTCGGTGCTCAACAACGACGGCGCGACCATCACAGGTCTGTGGTGCCGGCAGAGCGGGAAGACGGAGACGATCGCGGCGGTCTGCCTCGGCATCTCCGTCCTTCTTCCCGAGTTGGCAAGGTCGTTCCCGGACGATCCGCGGTTCATGCCGTTCCATAAGGGGTTCCTCGTCGGGGTCTACGCTCCGATTGAACGGCAGTCACTTCTGTCGTTCAACCGGATGCGGAAGTGGGTCGAGGGGCCGCACTGCGCGGAGATCCTCTCGGACCCCGAGCTGAACATCGTCGTCGTCGCGAGCCGCGGCGACACCATCGCGTTCTCGAACGGGAGCGTGATCATCGCCCGCACGGCGTCTCCCATGTCTCAGGTCGAAGGCGAAACGCATCACTTGGTCGTGGCGGAGGAAGCACAGAAGCTCCTGCGGTCGAAGGTGGAGAAGGAGATCCGACCGATGCTCGCCTCGACCAACGGGACGATGGTGAAGATCGGAACGGCCTGGGAGTCTCGCGGGGGCTTCCACCACTCCATCCAACAGAACGTCGAGGCCCAGGAGAAGGGCGGGCCGCGCAACCACTTCGAGTTCCCATACGGTATCGTCTGCGAAGAGAAGAAGCGCGCATATGCACGGGACAAGAACCCCTTCCACATGAACTACGACCGCTTCGTCCAGTCGGAGATCATGCGCTTGGGCGGGGTGGACACCGAGGAGTTCAAAATGAACTTCCGGTGCCTGTGGCAGGAGTCGCGGGTCATCGCGATCACGCCGGCCCTCATGGAGCGCGCCGCTCTCGACGGGAAGGAAGGGCGAGGACTTGCGGAGGCTGGGCCTCGTCTCACTGGTCTACTCGTCGCGGGTCTGGACGTGGCGAAGTCCCACGACCGCACCGTCCTCACCTTGATGGAGGTCCACAGGGACACGCCCATCATCAACAAGTACCGCCTGCCGGAGTCGGATGACGACCGCCAGATGTACTACAACAAGACCATCTGGGACTGGATGGAGATGGAGGGCACCTTCGAGGGCGACGAGGGGCAGTACAGGACCCTCGTGCGCTACCTCTCGATGACCGGCGTCACGGTGCTGGTGGTCGATGCGACGGCGATGGGAGACCCTGTCTATGAGCGCATCGACGCCATGATCGGCGGAAGCGTGAACGTCATCCCCTACCGCTTCACCGGAGCGACCGCGAAACACATCTGTCAGAAGTACTACATGCAGGAGTTGAACGCGGGCCGCATCAAGTACGCCTCGGGTCCAGTGACCCGACAGCGAATCGAGTACACTCGCTTCGTCCAGGAACATCTCGACTTGGACCGCATGTTCTCTGGCGGTTTGGTGGTGTACGAGGGCGCAGAGGGAGGTCACGACGACTATCCGTCGAGCGCGTGTCTTGCCACCTGGGCGGAGAAGATGGCAGAATCATCCGTGATGCCGGACCTGGAAGTTTCCTCGGCGCCCCTTCTCGGGGGCGGCGGCTCGCAAAGGCGAGGCGGCGGGGTCATGGGCGCAGGTGCCCTCGGATCCTCGTCGCCAAGCGGGCGTGCCGGTCGGTACGCTCGCCGATGGTAGGACGAATCCCCGAAGAATCCGTGAGCGACCCCAGGGCCATTCCGGTCCTGGGGTTCTCGCGCGCATAGGGTCCGAGAAGGAGAATAGCTCCCATGTCGAAGATCAGCCGCAGGGACTTCCACACCCCGTTCAACAGCACGACCGTCACCCGACTCCTCGGTCAGTTCCACGCGGCACGTTCCGAGCAGCTTGCTCCGGCGGACGCGGCGGGCGTCCTCATGTCGGGTGGGATCGCGCGACACTCGGGCAAGCTCAACAGCCTCTACCTCATCACGTCGGTCGTGTGCGGGGCTGGAGAGAGCATGACGGTCGATGTCCTCAAGAACGGCGTCTCGATTCTCACCGCGCCGTACTCCATCGGACCGACGACCCCGATCAAGGAGCACGTCGACCTGATGGGGCTCCTCGCGGATCCGAACGTCGACATCGCCATCGGTGACGTCCTGACCACGACGCGCGACTACACCGCGGGCGGCGCGGCCACCCCGATGACGGCGACGCTGGTCCAGGCGGAGTGGGCCAACATCGTCGGGAACGGGTGAGGGCGTCATGTCTGACGGTGGCAGCAGCTACCAGCCTGTACCCGGGGCACCGACGGTCGCGTCGGTCCTGGTGAACAAGGGAAACGCTCCCTTCTACCTCGACACCCTCCTCACGGTGGGAGCCGCGGCTGCGGCGTCGACCTCCCAGGGTCAGGTCAACCCCGCGCAGCTCGACGGGCGGAATCACTACAAGGATCTCGCGCACCCGGACACCGTCCGGTCGCAGTCGTACGAGGACAAGGCGCGCGCGGAGATGGCGCAGCTCGCTTCGGCCCAGGCGGAGTTCGCCGTCGTGAGCAGATCCCAGGGGCGCTGATGTACCGTGTGCGGCACTACGATCTCCTCATCCACCCGGCCCGGTTCAAGGGCGCGGGATGGAGAGGCGTCGCCGTGCGCGCACTGAACTGGGTTCGGTGGAAGCTGGAGGTCCTCGTCCAGCGTTTCGTCGTGAGTGTCCTTGCTTCTCGCGGTGGGTTCTCCTCTGAAGAGAAGCAAGGCGTTCTTCGCGCGTTCCACGCGGACGTCAGGCTGGAACAGCTCGAGAAAGAGCGCGCGGAGGTCGAGGCACCTCCCCAGGTAACGGAAAGAGCAGACCGTTACTTGTCTACGTTCAGGTCTGAGCTGGAGAAGGAAGCGAGCGAGGACACTACCCCGCAGCGCCCTGTTCCTCTCGATGACCTAGCGTCCCGGTACGCTCAAGCCCCTCGCGCGCGGCGGTACGCGAGGGGTCGCAGGTACACCGTCACCAACGATTCGGATGACTTCGAGCCGTTGGCGAAGGGGAGCGACCAGCATGTCGAATGAAGCGGAGGTACTGCGCCTCCTTCGGGAGGTACACGCGAGTGGGGCGAACCGGGAGCTACTCCTTCAAGGTCTCGACCGTCGCGTGGAAGCGCAGGGAAAGGAAGTCGTAGCCACGAGGGTAGCCGTCGAGGGGATCAAGGTCTCCCAAGCCTCTCTCGAGGAGCGCGTGACCAGGCTCGAGGAGCGTGACGACGACCACACGAACAGGTGCCCCGTGATCGGTCCTCTTGGGGAGCGTGTGCGCCGCCTCGAAGACGCCCACGAGGCGGAGGTCAGGCAGCGCAACGCGGCGATCGAGCGGGCCAACGAATCGCGCGGCGCGTGGAAGAAGTGGGGATGGGAGCGAGCCATCGCGGTCATCCTCACGGTCGGCACCCTCATCTGGGGCTGGTTCACCAACAAGAAGCACTAGGAAGGAGTCTCAAATGATTCACTCGAAGTTCAACGCCGGCACGTCGGTCCGGCTCCAGCGGTTCCTCACCATCGTCCTCAAGTCGTTCGGCCTGAACGTGGACCTCTCGTCCTCGGCCGGCTTCCGCCTCACGATCGAGTCGAGGGATGGCGACAGCATTTCGGCGAGGGTGGAGGGGTTCGATAAGGGTCTTCCTGCGTCTCTCAACCCGAACCCCCTCGTCGGCTCCGTGACGATCCCGGTCAACACGAAGATCCCGGTCGCGGGCACCCTCGTCGCGGGGGTGAAAGACATCACGCTCGCCAACGTGGAGGGGGACACCCTCGCGGTGCGCCTCGTGACCCCGGATGGCGTGCCCGGCGTGAACCTCGCGGTGGTCCGGAAGGACAACAGCACCGTCACCGTGACCTCGTACCGGAAGAACGGCACGACGGTCGAGACGCTGGACACGTCGGTCGTCGAGGCGTTCAACCTCGGTCAGGCGTGAGGGAAGCGCGATGACTTCCCAGTTCAGCCCAAACACGGTTGCGCCCGTTCGGAATCTCTTCGGGCGGATCTTCGACATGCTCGGCCTCTCGTACGACTTTCAGAAGTCGCCGGGGCTGCGCGTCACCATCGACTGCCGCGACGGGAACGGCGTGGCGGTGGACGTGGCCCAGTACGAGAACGGTCCCCCGTTCCGTACGATGCGCCTCGCCCCCGAGACGCTTGCGATCCCGGACCTCAAGGTCGATCCGACCTCTGCACGCGGCACGCTCGTCCTCGGGACGAAGGACATCGCGCTCGCCAGCGCGGCGACCGACCGTCTCTGCGTCGTGCGAAGCGCTTCGCGCGGGACCGAGGGCGAGCTGTCCGTCGTGCGGAAGGACGCGACGACGGTCACCGTCAACGCCTGGGTGGGCGGGACTGGAATCGAGGTGCTCGACCTGAGCGACGTCACCGTCTACAACTTCGGCGCTGCCTGACCCCCAACAAGTAAGAGACAATCATGCCCCTCTCCTTCTTTTCGGCCTCTGGTAGTTCCGGTACGGCGATTCCGTTCCAGAGGGGCATCGAACCCGCGCAGCTCGGCGTGTACCTCGACCTGGAGCAGGCCGAGCTGATGCGGATCCAGCGGTACAACGAGGGGTGGCGGTTCTACCTGGGCCGCCAGTGGGGGTTCAAGCGAGAGGATGGTGAGCCTCTCGTCACCTTCAACTACGTTCGCAAGTTCATCGACAAGTCCGTCGCCTTCCTTTGCGGGAAAGAGTTCGTGCTGCGAACCCCGAAGGCGGTTGAGGAGATCACCCTACCCTTCCTGGAGGAGGTCTGGGAGTACAACCACAAGGAGCAGTTCACCACGAACCTCGGGGTGACTGCCGGCGTCACTGGAGATGGGTTCGTTCTCATCACGAAGGATGAGCCCACGCCTCTCCAGAAGCGGGTCAACCCGTACGCGCAGGGCCAGGTTCGTCTCCAGCTCCTCGGGTCGGAGCAGGTCTTCCCGACGTGGGACCCCCTCGACATCCGCAAGCTCCTCTCGGTGCGAATCGAGACCATCTACTACTCCGAGCCCGCCAGCGCGGACATGTCGGCGCGGAACCGGGCGGGGAGGCAGCTCAACACGAAGCGGTTCTCCCAGATCATCACCGCCGACGTGATCGTAGAGCAGGTCCACGGCGGCCCCCCGGTCATCCGACCGAACGCGCTCGGGGAGATCCCCCTCGTCCACATCCCCAACATCGCCGTGCCCCGCGAGTACTACGGGTTGAGCGATGGGCAGGACATCTTCGACCTCCAGCGGGAGTTGAACGAGAAGACCACGGACGTCAGCGACGTGATCAACTACCAGGCGGCCCCGGTCACGATGCTGTTCGGCGTGAAGGCGAAGGCGCTTGAGCGCGGACCGCGCGCGGTGTGGAGCGGCCTGCCGACGGATTCGCGCGTCGAGACCCTCAAGCTCGACACCGACATGATGGCGACCCAGCACTACTTGGACCGGGTCAAGACGACCATGCACGAGCTGGCGGACATCCCCGAGGGATCCCTCGGGAAGATGCAGCCTATCTCGAACACGTCAGGCGTGGCGCTTCACCTCCAGTACCAACCACTCATCGAGAAGACGCGCCGGAAGGCGATCGAGTTCAAGCCGGGCCTGGAGCGGATCAACTACTTCATCCTGCGCATCGGTCACCAGCAGGGCCTCATCAATCTCCCCTTTGACCTGTGCAAGACGTGTGGCGGGCGGATCGTGGAGGTGGAGGTGCCCGGCAAGACCACGAAGGTGTGGGACAACGAGGCGCAGCAGTACAATGACGTCCCCCTGCGTCAGCGCCGCTGCTACCACATCGACAAGCAGACCGGCGACTTCGAGGACCCTGTCAAGCTGCGCATCAAGTTCTGGCGCCAGTACGGGTTCGGCGGGGAAGTGAGAGAGGCTCCTTACGATCAGATCGCGCGGGAGTTGATGACCCAGCAGCGGTCCTTCTGGGACTACTCGGTCATCCAGGAGGCGCTCGCTGCGCGGTTCACGGAGGAGAGCGCGACGAAGACCCCGGAGGGCGAAGAGGAGACCTCGCCATCGGGCGAGGAGGCGGCGCAGCAGAGTCCGGAGTCGGGCGGCGATGGCGTACTACCCCTCGGGATGAGGGTCCATCAGCTCGACATGGACGAGATCGAGGTCCCGGAGGAGCCCGAGGACGTCTTCATCGTGAAGAAGTTCCTGCACCCCACGACGGGCGAGGTCGTGGCGGAGGAGAAGGAGAGCAAGTTCCTTGTCCCCACGGGGTGCACTCGTCCTGCATACCTGAACCCGTTCGAAACGACGGTGGATCTTCCGGATCCTCTCCCGAAGGACGAGATGATCCAGGCCACCCTCTTCGGCCTCTACCTTCAGAACGGGTTGGTGGACGCGGAGTGGTGTCGGGAGAGGATCCCCGAGATCGCGAAAGACGCGACCGCCATCGCGAAGCGAATGAAGCGCGCGCAGGCGGAGGCGGCTCCCCCCGTAAGTCCTCCTCCCCAGCAGCAGAAACCGTGGGGAGGCGTCAACAACGTCATGGGCAGCGTCCCGGGACCGATGGGGGGTCGACCTCCTGAACCCGGCAAGGAAGGTGGTCGATTCTAATGAGTGACAATGGAGCATCTTTCGCGAACCGCCGCACCGTTGGGAAGACGTGCGCGGAGGTCATCACCAGCGACACGATCGCACAGCCCGTGATGCGCGAGCTGTACGTGGGGACCGGGGGGGACATCGTGGGGAAGCTCATCGGGGACGACCCCGATGGTGCGGATCGGACGTGGAAGAACGTCAGCAGCGGCACCCGTCTTCCGTACGCTTTCGCGATCATCAAGACCGCGTCGACTGCGGCGGACATGCTCGCCATCAACTGAACGGCGTCTGCTATGCGCGACTTCGGCTCGTTCATGGGGTTCGACAGCATCGGCGGTACGAGTGGCCCACCCGCGGGCGAGGAGGAGGAGGAGAAAGTGCAGATCGGACTTCTTTCGGCGAGACCCGCAGCGTCGTCGGGCCAGGCAGGCAAACTGTACTGGGCGACGGATGAACAGACGCTCTACTTCTGCGTACCCAACGAGACCCGCGGGTACACGTGGACCAGTGGAGGTGCTCCCGTGGGCATACCGACGACCGGGGATGTCCCTGTGTTCGATGGAACACGCTGGGTTCCATCTCCAAGGACAAGTCCATCGATCCATTCTGGCTTCGGTGACCCGAACAACACGCACAATGTTCAGGCGAGAAGTGTCAACACTCTGTCTGTCACGACGGCCAGCCCCGTCACGGCAGGCAATCTTCTGATGGTGCTCATCCAGTGCGAGGCAAGCATCGCGGCGGCGGCGGTAACCGACAACCTGGGAACCGTGTACACGAAGGTGGCCGCGCAGGAGGCCGGGTCTCTCCAAGCGCAGGTGTGGATCGGCGAGGCTGGTGCCACAGGCATCGCTACGATTTCGGGAACACACCAGGCGGTGTGGCCGCGCACGAGCTTCGCCGAGTACTCGAACGCAAGGGCTGTGGTCGAAAGCCAGTCGCAGATCATCGGCTCGTCTGGGCCTACCCCTGTCACAGCGGGTGAGTACGGGGCACTCCTCGTCGGTCTCGTGGGCACCTATAGCTCCAACTGTACTTTCGTCGTTCCCACAGGGTTCGCGATCGACACACAGGCTGGAGACGGCGATTCCTCCGCTGCGTTCCACATGGTAGCGAATGCCCCAGGCACCACGAACCTGGAGTTCACCCTACGGGCCGGAAGCATCTTCAGCGCGGCGTTCTTCGCCCTCGCGATCACCCCGAAGGTGGCGCCCGTCAGCGTGGGCCTCGACGGCGACTACTACCACGAGTTGACGACCGGAACGCTGTGGGGTCCTAGGAAGAACGGCGTGTACAACATGTTCGGGGCGTGGCCTTCGTCGTAGGCACGCCGACTAACTTTTTCGCGTAGTACCCCTACCAGGTGGTATTGCTTGAATCGCGGGACCGGGACTTGCCCGGAATAGAACAAGGAGATTTCCCACATGTACCAGCCCAAGACGGTCAACGCGACGATCCCCGGCCACGCCCCGGGGTACACCTCCACGGATCGCAGCCAGGGCGAGACGGATGGCGTCGGCTCGACCTACAGCGCCATCCTCACGGAGCGTCCGAACCTCGCCCAGACGCGGAACCTCGGCCCCGACCGTGCGGAGAGCGCGTCGATCCCGTCGATGCCGATCCTCACGTCGGCGGTCCGGGAGACGCGGCGCATCGGCTGACCCAGCGAACCCCCTCCACACCGACGGAGCAACAGACCATGCGGATGACCAGGATGTACCCCCGAAGTGAAAGCGCGCTCTTGGAGGTGAGGGAGACGACCTCTCCCCCCTCCGAGGCGCCCGTCGCCCAGGACTCGAGCGCCCTCGCCCTCGCGGAGGCGCGGCGGGACGCGGCGGCGGCCCGAGCGGAAGCGGCGCGCCTCGCTTCGGAGCGTGAGGACTTCGAGAAGCGCCTGAACGACCGGGACGCGGAGATGACGCGGATGCGAACCGCGACGCTTCCTCCCGACCAGCAGTACCAGGCGCGGATGGCGGAGCTGGAGGCGAACCAGCGGCGGATCCAGGAACAGGCGGCGGAACAGATCCAGGGTCTCAACCAGCGGATCCGGTACAGCGAGCTCGCCCTGTACCGGACGACGGCGCTCAAGGAGGCGATCTCCCACGGCGCGGGCCTCATCGAGTCCCTGGTCGGCGGGTCGTCGGAGGAGGAGATCGATGCCTCCATCGAGGTCGCGAAGGCGGAATACTCGCGCATCTATTCCACGGTCGAGCAGTCGGTCGCGGCGCGGTACCAGAGCCAGATCGCGGCGCAGCAGGCGTCGACTCCGCAGCCTCCTCCGATGGTCGTTCAGCAGCAGGTCCCGGTCTACCAGCAGCCCCCTCAGAACCCGGCGTACGTCCCCCAGCCGCCTCCGGGGGGCGGGTACCCCACGGCCCCGGCGGCGTTCCAGCCGGTCCCGATGACGGACGCGACGGTCAGCGTCTCCGACGTGACGACGGAGGAGGCCGTGAGGTCGGGGAAGTACGGTGGCGCGGTTCGCGACCAGCTCATGCGCCAGATGCGCCAGGGGAGCGGGGCGCCCCCTGGACCCCTCGGCGTTCAACCTCGACAGCTCGGCGCGGTCCAGTACGTCACCATGCCCAACGGCGTGATGCAGCCCCAGGGACTTCCCACCCCCCAGGTGGTTCCCCCCCAGTACCAGCAGCAGTACCCCCAGGGCGTCCCCCAGGGCGTCCCCCAGGGGTACCAACAGCCGCCCCAGTATCAGGCGGCGGCCCAGCCCCAGATGTACGTCCCTCAGGCCCCCCAGGTTCCTCAGGTCTCCCAAGGCGGCGACGCAGGTCTGAGGGCGCAGGCCCTCGCGGCGGTTCAGCGGACTCATGCAGGCCAGAACCCGGTGATGAGCGATCCCTCGAACGCGGGCGCGGCGGACGCCGTGGCTGCGTCCCAGGCGTTCGCTCGCGCGAACGGGGTCAACGGAGCGCAGGCTGCGTTCCAACAGCGGTTCACCCACACGCCTCCCATCCCCACGAACTGAGGGCGGCGGGCTTCTAGAAGAAACGAAAGGAGATATTGCCCCATGTCCAGCGTCCTCAACACGGCGGCCCAGACGGGCACCGGCTTCTCGCAGCAGGCGAATGCGGTGCGTGACGTCTTCTCGGCGGAAATCTGGTTCGCGGCTCTGCCGGTTCTCAAGTTCGACCAGTTCTCCACGAAGAAGACCGAGCTGGGTGTGCAGCCTGGTCGCACGATCCAGCTCCCGAGGTACGGGAACATCAAGCGCGGCGGCCGGCTCACCGAGGGCGTCCGCATGAAGACGCGTGGGATGAGCATGTCGATGCAGTCCATCACCGTCTTCGAGAACGGGAACGCGATCGGCTTCTCGGAGTACCTCCTCCAGACGTCGTTCTTCGACCAGCTCTCGGCGGCGTCTATCCTCCTCGGTCGCGACATGGCCCTCGTCCTCGACGGCCAGATCCGCGACACGGCGATGCTCGCGACGAACACGATCTACGGCGGTCAGAAGGCGGCGCGCTCGCAGATCACGGCCGGCGACATCTTCTCGACGATCACGATCCGCGACGGCGTCGAGACGCTCGAGACGGGCAACGTTCCGAAGTGGGGTGGCGACCACTACATCTGCTTCGTTCACCCTCACCAGGCGCGCGGCCTGCGCGAGGACAACGACTGGGTCAACGCCGCGCTCTACGCGGGGTCGGGCCAGATCTACACGGGCGAGATCGGTCGCTTCGAGGACGTGCGGTTCGTCGCGACGACCGTCATGCCGAACGGCGCGAACAACAACGTCAACCCGGAGACGGGCGACTACGTGGACGTCGGCTTCAAGGACTACCTGCGCGCCGGCTACGCGAGCAACCAGGTTCACATCTACCAGGCGGTCATGTTCGGCGAGTACTCGTTCGGCCACGCCACGGCGATGCCGGTCGAGCTGCGCGACAACGGCGCGGAGGACTTCGGCCGCGAGCACGGCATCGCGTGGTACGCGATCTGGGGCCAGAACGTCCTCGAGAATCCGAATCTGGTCTCGATCGAGACGGCCTGACCTCGGTCGGCACCACAACTCACAAGGAAACAGGAGAACTTCGACATGCCGACTGCCACCTCTTGCAAGTCCAAGTACGTCCCCAAGGGCGTGAACGACGTCATTCACTTCTACTGCCGACTCGAGGCCCCGGTGACGATGGCGAACGCGGACACGCTGCTCGTCACCCTCCCAGATGGCGTCGACCCGGACGCGCTCCCGGTCTCGATCACCACGTTCGACCCGGTGGGCGGGGGCGTGCGCGCCCTCAACAGCGCCCTCACCATCACGAACCACAACCCGACGACGGGCGTCACGACGCTCACGGCGGGCGGCGCGGTCCCTGCGGGCGCGAGCGTCCTGCTCGGCTTCTGCGGGTCGTGACGTAGAACCTCGGCTAAGGAGAACCAGACATGGCACAGGACAACCAGAAGTTCGTCCCCGGCAGGGGGATGATCAGCAGCAAGGTACCCGGCGGGTTCCAGTCGGAGGAGGCCGAGGAGAAGGCGGCGGAGGCGGCGCGGGTGGTCATCGACGACACCCCGCCGCAGCCCGCCGTCGTCCCCGTGGTGAAGGTCACCCCGGAGGCGGTGCGGACCGACGATGCGATGAAGCCGACGAAGGTCAAGCCGCGTCAGACCATCCTGCGGATGCGCGTCGGCCCGGACTGGTACTCGTTCATCGCGGGGAAGGAGTGCATCGTCCCCAAGCACGTCGAGCGTCTCCTGGAGGAGAAGGGGCTGCTCTGAGAGGGAAGTGAGGGAGTTCTAATGCCTGCTACGTCGCTGCTCGCGGAGTTCCGACGGCGGATCCGGGACGTTCGGTACGCGCAGCGGGCATTCACCCTCGCGCTTCTGGACCCGAACCCCGAAATCCCCGTCCTCACGCCCCCCGTTCTCGTTCCCAGCGCCATCGCTGAGGTCGGGCGGGGGCGCTTGCTCGTCACGGTCTCGAACGTCCCCCCGGGCGTCCCCGACCTGAACGTCGACCTGAGCCACCCCCACTACGACACGGTTGGGAAGCTCTGCGACGTGCTTTCGCGGACCAAGGGGTACAGGGCGACCCTCACGGAGGGCGCCAACCCCGACCACCCGTCGATGGATCTCGAGGGCTTCGGCCCCACGAACATCGTCGGGACGGGCGTGGTGCTCTGCCACCACCTCTTCTCGGACATGGAGCTGGAGGACATCCTCCGTCAGGCGATCCAGCGGCACAACCCGTCCCTGGACCTCATCTCCATCCCGCAGCAAGAGACCGTCTTCGCGTTCCAGCTCGCCCATGCGTCCGTTCTGCGGGAGCAGGCGGCGGATGCGGCGAAGCGACGCGGCTTGGATGCGGACGTCTCGTCCCTCCTCCAGCTCGCCGACTCGTACGAGAGGGCGTACCAGACCGACACGCTTCGCCTCCGCCGGGCGATTCAGTCCCCGAAGGAAGCTGCTCCGAATCGGATCGGTACCGGCGACGTCGTCCTCGGCACGCTGACTCGGATGAGCGCGCGGACGGGATATATGACCCCACTCTCCTCGAATCCGAAACCCGAGGCGTCGGAGCTTCTCGAGCCGAGCGACATCGACATCGAGGACGACAACCTCAAGATCACCTGGGAGCGCAGCCGCGAGCGCGACTTCTACAGCTACGAGTTGTGGATGGACACGCGCCCAGAGGTGGTGCGGAGCGGAGAGCTGGTCGGCGATGCGACGATGGTCGCTTTGCGCGAGCGTCCCGTCACCTCGAAGATGGTGTTCCGCTCGCTCGGACCGAACACCCACTCGTTCTTCCGTGCCCGCTCCGCGTTCGTGGAGCAGCTCGGTGAGTCGATCAGCGGGTACATCGTTGCGGACCTCGAGCCCGAGACGGAGTACTTCTTCCGCCTGTACGTGGCGGACCTTAACTACGAACAGGCGGCGTCGGAGGTGCGGTCGTACCGGACCAAGCCGTTGCGCGCGAAGTTTGACCCCGTGGTGTGGGGCACGCCTGCGTACGGACCTCCCGGGACGGTGGTCACCCTGCGCTTCGACCGGACGAAGGGCGCGGTCACCGCCGGCCACAAGGTCTTGTTCGGTGGGAAGGAAGTCGCCTTGACTGTCGTGGACGACTGGACGGCGCGTGTCACCGTCCCGAGCTTCACCCAGAAGGCGGACGCTAAGGACGTCACCATCATCTCCCCGTCGGGCCTCTTCGACGTGAAGAACACCGTCTTCAAGGTGACGTGATGCTCCCGGTTCCTCAGCCTCGGTTCACCTTGACCCCGTCCGCGCACGGGGTCATCGCGCGTGTGCGGAACGCGGTGCGCAAGTACCCTGCGGCGACCGACGCGGCGGCGGAAGCAATCGCGAATGATTACCTCGCGCGGGTGACGGATGGGGTCCGGATGCAGATGTTCCCCATGGCTCCTCTGACCCCAGCGTGGTCGGCGCGGAAGGCGCGGATGGGGTACGACTCTCGCACGCTCATTGCGACGGGAAACTACCTCCAGAGCTTCGCGGTGCGGAAGGTAGGGACGGGCCAGTTCACTGTGGAAAGTGATGCTCGTCTCTACAAGTTCCACGAGTTCGGGACGAGGAACATGCCCGCCCGACCCCACGTCGGACCTGCGCGCGATGGTGTGAAGCGCAGCCAGGTTGGGAGGAGGGCGTTCCATGCTGTTCTTGGCCTGTGACCTCGCGATCTACCGTCGGTTGACGGGTGCCCCCCTCGACAACAAGGGGAACCCGGTCATTGACCCGGCGACGGGGAAGCCTGTGAACACGTCGATCATCGGCGCACCGAACGATCAGGGCGAAGTTGTTCGCTTGCCTTCGTACGGGATCCGAATCCCACTCCTCAAGTCGCCGCAGAAGGGTCAGGGGGACCTGTCCACGCTGACCCCGGAGACGGTGCGTTTGTACTCCCGAGGGTTCGAGCCCCATGCGTTCCGTCAGGTGCCAGTCTTCTTCGACGGGTTTAGCGGAAGAGACTTCTCCGACATTTGGCCGTGCGTGGTCGTGCGGTCGATGACGGGCCTCAAATACCGTTCGTCGAACTACGAGCCGGGCAGCGTCATCCAGGAGGAGGACTCCAGCGCCACCGAGGTCACCATCACGGAACCGGATGGGAGCACATACACCGGGAAGACCTCGTACCTCGAGCGCGCGCATCCCGATCCGTACGACGTCACTTATGTCGTCACATGCTACGCCAAGAACAAGATCGACCTCGGGTTCATGTGCGAGCAGATCCACCTCATCCTCCAGACCGGCGGCGGGATTGATGTCGAGCAGATGAGCGGCGAGGTCTGCACGTTCGACTTGCTACCCGGGGAGATCACCTCGGTCGGTTCCGACGAGTTACCGGCCCTGGAGGGGGACAGGTTCTTCGCGATGGCCTTCAAGTACACCGTGGAGGCGTACGCCGACAACTCGCGCAACGAGTTCGGCGTGATGGACACGTCGAGGACTCTGCGGGCACGTACTGCCATCGTGCAGCAGATCCTCGAGCTGGAAGACATTCAAGGGACTCTGGACTGGAGCACCCTTACCGTCTAACGAAGTTATTCACTTCCAAGAGGAAGCAAGGAGACCAAGATGTCCGGACAGAGCCCTGACACCACCATCACGGAGAAGCGGAAGAGCGCCTACACCCTGAACGGCAACACCACCACCATCGGTGGGTTCCGCGGGCGCCTGGAGAAGGGGCCGCTCACGGCGACCCTGGTCACGTCCCCCGAGGACAAGAAGGAGCTGTTCGGTGACACGCCGATCGGCGACTCCCCGATGGAGGACGTGCTCGAGGACTTCTGGAACAACGGCGGCGGGGCTTGCTACCTGTCGCGCGTCCTCGGGGCGGGGTATCTCGCGTCGTCGCTCGCCCTCAAGTCCACCGTCGATGGCGCGACGAGCGGCTACGCGGAGTCGGGTCTTTCGACGGCGACCGTGGCCCTCGCGGATGGCGACAACATCATCCCGAAGATCGACGGCAGCACGAAGGCGGCCGTGGTGATCCACGCCAAGCGCGCGTACGTCGTCGGTGGCGCCGCTGCGTGGACGACCCCCGTGGACGATGGCGACACGCTCGTCCTCGACATCCAGGGTGTGCAACAGACCATCGTCTTCAACAACGTCGACAACTCGGAGCTGGCGTTCCTCGCGACGATCAACAGCCAGCTCACCGGCGCGCGCGCGTTCGACGACGGGACGGGCAAGCTCAAGATCCTGTGCGACGTCGCCGGTTCCTCGTCGTCGGGCGAGGTCGTGTCTGGTTCCGCCAAGGTCCTCACGACCCTCGGCCTCTCCGTCGTGGCGTTCTCCTCGGGCGGGTTCTCGAATGTGGCGGACGCCTCGAAGGTCACCTGGGCGGAGCTCGGCTCCCTCCTCGCGACGTCGGTCGGCCTGTCGGCGAACGTGACCGTCAGCGCAACCAAGGTTCGGGTCACCACGGCGACCTCGGGCACCCTCGGAAGCGTCCAGTTCGCTTCGGGTTCCATCGTCGCGAAGATCGGCGCGGACACGGATGTTCACTACGGCCTCGGGTCGACCCCGGTCCTGACGCTCACCGTCACGGCGTCCAGTCCCGGCGCGTGGGCGAACAAGTACCAGGTGGCTGCGACGCGCGTGGACACGAAGGTGACGAAGCTCGCTTTGTCCTACGCGGCGGGAACGGTCCTGCTGGCCATCACGGTCGCGTCGGTGAGCCGCATCCGCGTCGGCGACACCCTCTCGTTCAACAACGGTACCGTGCGCGGGGTCGTGAAGCAGATCGACGGAAACCTCGTCACCTTCGTCGCTTCGGTCACGGTCCCGCTGATGGGCCTGGGCTGGGACACGACGACCGACGTCACTAGCGAAACGTTCTCGCTCACCACGTACGACAAGGACGGGGCGCTCGTCCCGAGCGGGACCTTCGCGGACCTCCGGATGTCGAGCCTCGCGGGCGAGCTGTACGTCGCGAACCGGGTCAACAACACGAGCCGCTGCCCCATCACCGTCACGGTGGCGTCCAGCGCCGCTCTGGACCCGCGTCCCCTCACCACGGCCGCCACGTACCTCGCGGGCGGGTCGGATGGCGCGGAGCCGGTCGCGGCGGACTACGTCGGCGACAAGGCGTCGAAGACCGGCCTCTGGACGTTCAACAAGGCCGCGGACGTCAACATGATCTCGATCCCGGGCTGCTACCTGGACGTCGACATCGTCAAGGGGATGGAGCTGTACGGCGAGGACCGTCGGGACCAGGACGTCGAGATGATCTACGACGCCCCTCCCTCGATGGACGAGGCCGCGCTCAAGACCTGGGTCACGGAGACGGCCAACATCGCGACGTCCCACGGGTCCCTCTTCGCGCCTCACGGGTACAAGCGGGACAAGGTGACGGGCGGACTCAAGCTCGTTCCCCCGTGCGGCGTGGTCCAGGGCGTAACGGCGCGCACGCACAACAACCTCAACATCGGAGCAGCGGCGGCCGGCAAGACGGAGGGGAAGATCAACGGATGGCTCGGCCTCCAGTACGAGTTCACGCAGGAGGAGTACGACGTCGTCTACAAGCACGGCGTCAACTTCATCCTCAACACGCCTGGCGAGGGGATTGCGGTTTGGGGGTGCGTCACCCTCGACCCGGTCGGCGAGTACCGCCTCCGCACGAAGCGGACGATCTTCAATGCCGCGAAGCGGAAGATCCGCGAGCTGTCGCGCGATGTGGCGTTCAAGGGCAACAACCCGACGACGCGCGGGACGGTCGTGCGCAACCTGACGGCGGTCTTCCGCGAGTGGCGCCAGGCGGAGCCACCCATCCTCTCGGGCGCAGTGGACGATGAAGCCTTCTTCATCGTCTGCGACGAGACGAACAACGGCCCCTTCGTGACGAACGCGGGTCGGTTCGTCTGCCGCATCGGTCTCGCGGACTCCAAGCCCGCCGAGTTCCAAGAGTACTCCCTGGAGACGGACACGCGCGCCCTCGACGCGGCGCTCGCCTCGACGACCTGACCGTGGGTCGGTAGCTACAAGGAAAGGAGATAGATTCCCATGGCACGTCCCACCCTGATGGACCCCCTCAAGGCGTTCCGTTTCAAGGTCGTCATCGACGGCTTCCAGCGCGCCGGCTTCTCCGAGGTCACGGGCCTCGAGAAGGACACCGACGAGGTCAAGTACCGCGAAGGCGGCATGAACGAGACCGAGCGGAAGTCCGCCGGCCTCTCCCACTTCGGCGACATCACCCTCAAGCGTGGCCAGGTTTTCCCCGGCCTCGGTGGCGACGACATGATCAACTGGGTGGAGCAGGTCCACTCGATCCAGAAGGGCAACGCCGTCAAGTACCGGAAGGACATCGAGATCCAGCAGCTCAACTTCCTCAACACCGTGGCCTGCACCTGGCGCATCTCGGATGCGTGGCCGAAGAAGTTCAAGCCCATGAGCGACCTCAAGGGTGACTCGTCGGCCGATTCGTACGAGGAGATCGTCCTCTCCCACGAGGGCTTCGAGAAGATCAAGGGCTGACCGCACCACCCGTATCTAACAAGCAAAGGACACGACTTCCATGACGACCGTACACCAGCTTCCGAACGCGATTCAGCAGCCCGATGGGACGTGGACGAAGGAAATCGAGCTGGAGGAGATGATCGGCGAGGACGAAGACATCCTCGCCGATCGTCGCACCGCCCCAGGCGGGAAGGGGAAGATGCTCAAGACCGGACCGATGCGGATGAGCGAGATCCTCTCGCGCTGCACCGTCCGGATCGGGACTGCGACACGGCCGGATGGGAAGGATCGGTTCTCGGCACCGAACCATTTTCTCCAGTCGTGGAAGCAGGCGTACGTGAACGACCGAGGGTTCGCGGTCATCCGCCTCCGCGAGATGTCCCTCGGGTCGGACTACACCTTCACGGCGGTGTGCCCGACGTGCTCGCGGGAGGTGGAGGGCGTCAGCGTCGACCTGAGTACGCTCGAGGTCACGAGCAAGCCGGTCGAGCTGGTCTCGAAGGAGACCCACACGCTTACCCTCCCGAGCGGGAAGGTCTGCGTGTGGAAGATGCTCCGCGGCGTGGACGAGGACATGCTCGAAGAGGTGATGGAAGAGCGGAAGGCGGACCTCGTGACGGCCCTCCAGCAGCTCCGCGTCGTCTCCCTGGACGGGGAACCCCGGACCGTCCAGTCCCTAGCCAGGCTGACCACGAAGGACCGCCGTGCCATCGCGGCGGCGTACCAAGAGGTCGAGGGCGGAATCGACACGCTCGTGAGCCCCATCACATGCGACAACCCCTCGTGCGGGCGCCAGTTCGCGTCGCGCGTGAACGTGGGTAGCAGTGGTTTTTTCTTCCCCTCGGCAGCCCACTGAGTCTCGAAGGGGACCTCTTCTACCTGGCGGAATGCTGGGGGTGGGGGTCCTCCGAGGTCAGTCGGATGCCGTGTGGGAGGAGACTCCGGGCGGTCAGGTACAAGGGAAGGCTCGCCGAACTGCAAGCGGCGAGGGCGCGCAGCAAGGACGACAGTTCTATTAGCTTCTCCCTGGACGACATCGCTTACATCTGGGGGAGGGGCGCAGTACCATTCCCCGAGGAGTGAGCCGCCATGGATGAGAAGTTCGTCGTTGGTTTCAGCATCGAAGGAGCCGGCCAGGGTCAGCTCAAGCAGATCCAGGCCGGCTTCGAGGCGATTGCGGCTGCCGCGGCGAAGGGCGGCGCGGGTGGAGCGTCCGCGGAGATGGAGAAGACCTCCACGGCCGCGGAACAGCTCAAGAACATCGTCGAGGGCATCAACCTCGGGAACCTCCACACAGGTCTCTCGTCTGCCGAGCAGTCCTTGGGGCGTCTCTCCGCGATGGCGGGGGACCTAAAGGATGGGCTCGTCGGCGCGTTCAAGGACTTCACAAAGGAGGCCGCCACCTTCGAGGACATCGAGTCCGGCCTTCAGTTCGCGTTCAAGAGCAAGTGGCAGGACGTCTACAAGGAAGTAAAGAAGGACGCCCTCAACCTGACCTTCACCCTCCAGGAGACGGCGCAGCTCACGAACTCGATGGGGCGCATGGGCGTCAACCCGTTCGGAGGAGAGAACGCGGAAGACCAGCTTTTCATGGCGAAGACTGGGAAGAAGATCCGCGCGCTTGAGGTCTTGCAGGACATGGCGGACGCGACGGGGCGCGACGTCAACCACATGAGCCTGGGCATCAAGAACGCTGTCGGCGGACAGTGGATGGTATTCAAGGACGCCATCGACCAGACCCCGGCGGTGCTCGACAGGATCAAGAAGGCCGTCAACGGGGCGAAGACGGCGCAAGAGAAGTACAACATCATCCTCAAGGAGAGCGCGCTACTTTTCGGTGGGGCGGGGCAGCTCAAGGACCTGAACTTCAACAAGGTCTACGCACAGATCCCGGACATGGTTCAGCAGTTGAAGGGCGGTGCGGCGAAGGACGGCCTGCGCGATGTCACCATCGCCCTCAAGGAGTTCGTCGGCGTCACTTCCCAGATCCCGCAGTCCGCCACGGTCATCAAGGGCCTCTCGGACGGGTTCAAGGTCTTCACCGACATCGCCGTGGTCGGGGTGAAGGCAGGGACCAAGATATCCGAGTTCCTTGCGAATCTCGTGGAGGCGTTCCCCTGGCTCCCGAAGGTGGCAGCGTACCTGGGCGTCCTCGCCGTTGCATTCGGTGTCCTGGCGGTCGCGGTGGTCGGCGCTGCCATGACGGCGCTGCTCGCGGTGGTCGGGGTGATGATGGTCGGTCTCCCGATGGCGATCTTCGGCGCGGTCCTCACCGTTGGCGCGTTGACAGCGGCGTTCGCCGGCCTCGGGGCGGCGATCATGATCGGGTACAGCCTGTGGTCGATGTTCTCGACCGGGGTGAGCGACTCCATCGGGTCGTGGGAGAACGTGCAGATTGTCGTCTCCGCCGTCTACGAGACCCTCAAGAACTGGAACAACTACGCCGCCGGTGTGAGTGACGAGACGTACGACAAGCTCGAAAGCAAGGGTCTTCTCCCAATCTTCTACCAGATCATCGGCGTCATCCGCGACGCCAAGATCATGTTCGATCAGTTCTGGCACGGGTTCACGCACGGCCTGGACCAGGTGACACAGCCCCTCAAGGACTCCCTTCTGCGGGCGATGGAGAAGCTGTGGGCGTTGCTTACGGCAGTTTTCAACATCTTCGAGGGAGGAGGAGAAGCCATCAACGAGATTGCTGGGGGCGCGGAGCGATTCGGGTACGCGATGGCGTGGGCACTCGAGGGCGCCGTGAGCCGGGCGATCCGCTTCGTGGACAAGATCGGAGAGATCGCGGAGAGCGGCGAGGCGACTGCCGAGACTATCGCCGGCATCACGGACGCGATCTTCACCACGATCATCGCCACGTCCAAGCTCCTCGCGATCGTGGTCCAGGTAGGAGCGGCGTTTGCCTCTGTTGGGCTGATCGTCAACAACGTCTATAGCATGATTCACTTCATGGTGTCGTCCCTCGACACGGCGTTGAAGCTGCTCGGGATCCTCACGGGGCGCCAGGTTCACGCAGACGACGAGCGCGTGTCGAACGGACGTTTCTGGGGTGACATGTCCTTCGGCGACCGCGTCAGGTACGAGATGGGCGAGCACCGCAAGGCGGTGGACGATGACAGGGCGAGGTCGCTGTCCCTGCGGGGCATTGCGGACAGTGGAGACACGGCAGCAAAGGACCTCTGGAACACGGAGGGCCTCGAGGCCCAGAAGAAGGCGTGGCACGACACGATCGTCGGCGCGGGGAGGACAATCGAGCACGCTTACAAGACCAGCCAGGGGCGGTACGCACCCCCAGAAGTAGTCGACAACTCTTGGATTGGCGGGGGGTTCAAGGACGACATGTGGGGCGACACCGCTAAGGCCGGTCCTCGCGTCGAGAAGCACAACTACGGTCCGGTCATCCCCACCCCACTGGAGGCGCCTGCGGGTACGTCCGCGGCCACTGGCGGGGAGTACCAGGAGGACCCCGAGCTGGTGAAGCGGCGAGCGATGGAAGCGGCTGCGGCTGCGGCGGAGGCACGCCTCAACAACCCGGACGTCAGCGGAGGGCCTCAGGTCAGCCAGGCCCCCACGATTGTCCACCTAGACATCGATGGGGAGACGGTCGCCACGAAGATCCTGGAGATCAAGCCGTCCGCGCGCGCGATGATGCCGGGGAGGTTCTAAGTCATGGCGTCTATTACCAGGGGCAGGCTGACCATCGTCGGGCGTGGAATCACTCGTGCCTTCATGTTCAACCCGAACGAGATCAACGACACGAAGGGCATCAAGGCTGGGTCGAACGAGGTACCTGGCATCTCCCACCCCGTCGCGCAGTTCGGCGCGGGGTCGGAGCGGAACATCAAGTTCGAGCTGCACTTGGACGGGGACCGCGGGAAGGTGGCGAGAGGGCACAGCACCCTCTCCATCGCAAATGAGATCCATTTCTACCAGAGCCTCGAGTACCCCGGCGAGTACCACAAGGCGGGGATGCAGGCCGTGTTCCCCTATCTCGTCCTGTTCACTTTCGGTGAGCTGTATCAGCGCGTCCCATGTCTCGTCAGGACGGCCGGCGTCAAGGTCATCCAGTGGACCCCCAAGCTCGAACCCCAGATCGCGAAGATTTCGATGCACCTGACCGAGATCGTTGACAAATCGAAGACGGCTCGCGACATCTTCCCCGACGAGGATGGTGGCCTCGTGGATGATGGTCCCGCGGACTTCCTGACCCCGGCCGCCCTCGGGCCCGCCATCGTGGGGTGAACATGAGCCTCGGCGTCTACAGCATGTACCGTCTCACCGACGTCATCGCTCCCATCGACTCGCGCGGTAGGGCGACCCAGCCGCCGTTCATCGACCTGCGTCCACGGGTCACGGAGACAGCAAGCAACGACGTTTTCATCCGGACCACTTCGCGGGGCGAGACGTGGGGGCGGCTGGGACTGCGGTACCTCACGAGCGCGAGCTACTGGTGGGTCATCGCGGATCTGTCGGACGTGGTGGACCCCTTCGAGGAGCTCGAGCTGGACACCACCCTCCGCTGCCCGAACCAGTCGCGGTTCTTCTTCGACATCCTGCCCGGGGACTACTGAGACATGTCTACCGTCGCGAGCTACCTCGACACCTACGCCCCCCGGTTCTTCGTCGAGGCGGATGGGAAGCTGGCGGAAGACATCGCCGAGGACATCGTCAAGTTCGAGTACGACGACGACGAGAAGAAGCCGAACGAGATCAAGCTCACCATCAACAACATGGGCGGGAAGTACACGGACGACCCCCGCTTCATCCAGGGGGTGACGTTCCGGGTGCGGTGGGGGTACGCCAACGACCTGTCCCCGGTGTACGGCGTTGTCATCGCGAAGGCGAAGCCGAGGTACCCCGCGCCTGGCCAGGTCCCTACGATCGAGATGGTGGCCTGGGACATCCAGTACTCGATGAACCGCGAGGCGCACGCGCTGCATTGGGGGAAGGTGTCTTCGAGCGACATCGCAAGGAAGATCGCGGAGAGGTACTCGCTAGAGGCGGACATCGAGGAGTCGAACGACGCCCGCGAGTCCTCCGCGAGAGTTCAGCCGGCGAGCGTCTCCGACATCCAGTACCTCTATTCGCTCGCCACCCCCCTCAACTGGGACTGCTTCATCGAAGGGAACCGGCTTCACTTCCACAAGAAGCGTCTCGACGCGGCGCCCAGCCTGACGTTCTCGTACTTCAACGACCCTCTCGGCACTCTCATCGAGTTCACCCCCGAGGTGAGCATGGGGAAGCCCAACAATAACAAGAAGGCGGGCGCGGACACGAAGGACGGTAAGGGCAAGGACGCGAAGGGCGACAAGGAGTCCGAGCGGAAGATGGGCCGCTTCTTTACCAACATGGACGTGCTGCATGGCCAGGTTGGGGTCGCCCCCAAGAACGACCTCTTTGCGGACAAGCACTACAACCCGTTCGGGAAGTTTGGCTTCTACATCGAAGGAGGCGCGCTCACTTCTCCGACCCCGGAGAAGGACACTACGATCATCCAGAAGCACGCCGACGCGGTCACCCAGAAGATCGACATGAGCTGCGTGGAGGCGAGCATCAAGGTCATCGGGAGCCCGAAGGTGAAGGCGAGGGCCATCATCAAGCTCGAGAACGTGTCGAAGACGTACTCCGGTGAGTGGCGCGTGAAGTCCTCCAAGCACGCCATCGACACGACCGGGTACGTCGTGACAGCGAAGCTCACCAGGAACGCCCTCGACAAGGGGAAGACCAAAGCCAAGACGAACGACAAGCCCAAGAACGGCGATGGAAATGACCCGCACGCGGGCACGCACTTCCTCGACCTCGCCAAGCCCGGCGAGTCACCCGTCTTCGTTCCGAAGCAGCCTCCGATCGAACCGGGCGGCGGGTTTATGCCGTTCCCTGCGAAGTTCCAGATCAAGTGAGGGACTATGCTTTACGAAGAGAATGACCACCAGGCCACGTACTACGGGAAATACAAGGGCTTCGTTCGCGACAACAACGACGACGAGGGACGGGGGCGGCTTCGCCTGTACTGCCCGCAGGTGATGGGGATCGACAGCGACCACGAGGACGGCTGGCTCGGGTGGGCGGAGCCCAACTTCCCTTGGATGGGCGGAATCAACTCGATGGATTTCGGCGTGCCTCCCACGGCCAAGGAGGCGGGGGAGGAGATCGGGGTGTGGGTCGAGTTCGAGGCAGGCCACGTCGACCATCCGATCTGGACCGGCTGCTTCACCGTCGCCCCCAGGAAGGACGGACGTCACGACCGACTCTCTCCGCAGGACCTCCAGGCGGCGTCCCCTGGGGGCAGCCTGGTCGCGGGCGCGGGGAACGTACCTGGCGCGTCGGTGGACGCGATCAACCCGCCCAAGGGGCGGCCAGGCGTCAAGGAAACGGCCATCTGGGTAAAGAAAGGGCGTGATATCATCATCGGGTCTAGGGAAGGCGGAGCTATCGTGATCGGCCCCTCGGGGGTACAACTGGTCGGCCCGTTCGTGCGGGCGAACGGTCGGACCATCGACGCGAGCCTCAACATCATCAACGGGTAGGACAGCGTGGCGCAGAACAAGATCGACCCCTTCGCTCACACCACAGAGCCCATCGCGAGGTTGGTCTGCGTCAACCCGTGCCCTCCCGTTTTCGCGGATCTCCCTCCCCTCAAGTTCCGGCTGCCCCTCGGTGGGGGAGGGATCTCGGCGGTCCCTGAGTTCAGCTTCAAGGTCGGGTGCGATGGGTGCGACGTCGCGGCGAAGCTGCTCCTGGCGTTGCAGCCGTCCTTGGAGGCGTTGGGGATCCCCCTCTGCGCCCTTGGGTGTCTGGCCCAGGTTCTCAAGGTCGTGATGGACCTCAAGGACGTGATGCAGAGCCTCCCGGTCCCCGATGTCGTCAAGCTCCTAAAAGACATCGCGATGGTTCCGGTCAAGTGCAAGTGTCTCCTTGACTTGTTCATCCCCGCGTTGGGGCTCTGCAAGTTCATCCTCCCCGTCCTCGACGTGCTGCGAATCCTGTCGGTTCTCCTCGGCTGCATCCTGAGTCTCGTCACCCACCTCCTGTCGCTGAGCCTCCAGGTCTCCATCAAGCTCAGCGACTCTAATCCGTCGGTCCAGGAGGTAGGGAAGTGCCTCGACAACTACAGGGTGTCGCTGATGGACCATCTCCTCGACAAGCTGGGAAGCGTACAGAACATCTTCGATCTCCTTGGCGCCATCCTCGAGATCGTCAGCGCGTTCCCTGGGATGCCTGATCTGTCGGGCGTGATCGGGGATTTCTCGAACCTGCACGCCACCCTGTCGGCACCGGACATGGACCCCGGTCACATGCTCAAGCCGATCCAGGACGTGAAGGACACCATCGACGCCGTCGTCGGCGTCATCACCGACCTACTCAAGACGGGGCCCTGCATGGGAGACGTGACATGATCACCAACAAGCAGCCCGTTTCGATGTACGGGATCGGGTACGCCTACCCGATCCAGGCGAACGTGAGTGGGAGGGGCCCGGTCCTGACGAGCGAGGAGGACCTCGTGAAGCGTAGCATCCGGTGCATCCTGATGACGCGGATCGGGGAACGACCGGAGCTGGTAAGGAACGGGATTCCCTTCGGGACGATGCTGTCAGACGGTCTCTTCCAGAGCGAGGAGACGGCCCGGGACATGATCCCGTACGAAGCGAAGCGCGCTCTCGACCTGTGGGAACCGAGGATCGTCGTGTCCCCGCACATCAGCGTCTCCAGCGTGGAGACTGAGGCCGGGCTCAAGGTGGTCGTGAGGATCCCCTTCCGCTACCGTTCGACCGGGCTCGCGGACACCTACACGCAGCCTTTCACTGTTCGGAGGACCTGATGAGCGCTGGCGGACCCGACACCCCGGTCGTCGACTTCACGTCGGAGGACTTTGCTTCACTTCGCGCGGACCTGGAGGCGTACGCCAAGAGGACCTCGTACGCTAGCGAACAGTGGACCGACTTCGGCCCGGCCAACCCTGGTACGCGGTTCCTCGAGCTGATGGCGATCGCTGGGGAGATGGTCTTCTATTCCCAGAACGCGCGCTTCCTGGAAACCATCCCCGTCCTCACGAGAAGGAGGCAGAACTTCATCAATCTCGCGAAGGCGTACACGTTCCGCCTCAAGTCGGCGACCCAGGGAACGACGAAGCTTCGGATCTACAACCTCCCCCTGCACTCGGACGGGGCGTACTCGTTCACCCTCTCGCGACACCAGCAGTTCGGCGTGAGCGATGGGAGCGTCACCTTCCAGCCGAAGGTGGACACCCTCATCGACTCCGCAGGGCTCTCCATCGACGGGACCTACGGCACGTACGTGGACGTGGACGTCGAGAGCGGCACCGAGGTCTACCAGGAGGTCCTTGGGGTCACGAGCGGCGCGCTCGGCCAAGTGGTGACCCTGGCGAAGAGGCCGGTCTTGGACGGGACCCTCGTGGCCACGATCGCGGCGGAGCTGTACGTCGAAGTCCAAAGCTTCCTTCCGTTCGGTCCCAACGACGCCGTCTACGTGAAGAACGTGGCGGAGGACGGCACCGTCTCCCTCAAGTTCGGCGATGGGATCTTCGGGAAGCTGCCTCCCTCGAACCAACAGGTCCTCGGCTCCTACAAGACGGGGACTGGGGTGGACGCCATCCTCCCCGCGGGAGCGGTCAACGCCATCCTCGGGACGACGGACGGGTCCAAGACCCCATCTGCATTGCGTGGCGCGTTCTGCGTGAACCCCGACCCCACCACGGGCGCGGGACCGGAGCAGAGCCTCGACAGCGCGAAGCAGTCCCTCCCCCTTGCGATCAAGGCCAACGATCGCGGTCTGACCCTGGAGGACTACGGCGCGCTTGCCCAAGCGAACGTCGCGGCGGTCTACCGCGCGAAGGGCGTCCCTGGGCGGAGCAGCGCAGGGACCGTCCCGGTCTACGTCGTGACCGTGCCTGGTGGCGGGGGACCGATGACGGCCTCCCTCTACAACGCGATCATCATCGCGTTGCGCAGCAAGAAGTCCGCGAACAAGCGGGTCATCCCCATCGCCGCGAACTACGTCACCCTGAAAGTGTCGGTCGACGCTTTCATTGAGGACAACTACGTCGCGGCCCTCGGAGCGGCGGCGGTCTCCGACGTCGTCCTGAGCAAGTACGGATTCGACGTGATGGATTTCGCGGAGCAGGCCGACCTTCAGGACCTCTACAAGTCCTTGAGCCCGGCCCAAATCGAGGGTCTCAAGCGGGTCTTCGTGAAGACGTTCACCATCGAGCCGCACCACTCGAGGTACCTGGCGACCCCGACGACGGGCGACGGCACGACGCTGGGCCTCAAAGTCAACCCGAACACCGTACAGCGGCAGGAGTGGAACATCCGCGTCGTCGCGTCTCTCGCGCCGGTCGTGTGTCGGCGGTTCGAGGTGCGGAAACGCCACATTGGCGTGGCCTCGTACCTGACCGACACGTCGCTCGTGGACGAGCGGGCGAACTTCTCCGCCGAGCAGTTCTCCAACGGGAACTGGACCCTGCGCGTGCGCCCGCTCGACGTCCCCAACTCCTTCCCCGTGGTGGCGTGGTCGCAGCAGTCGGTTGCGACGAGCGTCCATGGCCTCCTCACCATCGGCGCTCCCGACGACCCGTACGTCATCGAGCGTCTCGAGCCGCGAGTCGGGAAGGTGCTCATGGCGAGCGTCGCGTCCGCGGTCGCATCCGCGGCCACGGTTCCCGTGGTCTCCTCGACAAGCTGGGCTGCGGGCGACCCCGTACTCGTCATGCAGGGCGGGGTGGAGATCCTGCGAAGCGTGGTCGTTCACGTCGGCGCAGGCACCCTCACCCTCGCGGACCCCGTCACGCTTTCCGCGGGCGCGAAGCTGCACTACCTCTGGCGGTCGGAGGACGGGATGGTCGAGTTCGCGCTGCCAGACGGAACGGTCCCTTGGGCTATCGGTGACGAGTCCTACGTGGACACGTACGCGACCGCGGGCGACCTCGCGCTCCGCAAGGAGGACTTCATGCTGTTCACGAAGGACGACATCACGGTCAACGCCGTCGGAGGTGTGAAGTGACCATCTCGGCTTCGCTCAAGTTCTCCCAGGGTGCCTTCATCGGCGGGAACGGTCAGGCGCTTCTTGGGAAGCGCGGAACCAACGCGGGCGTCGTCGTCTGCCAGAACGTCAACGACGCGGGCGTCGTCGCGTGGGAGTACAAGCTCCTCGCGGTCCCGGAGGGGAGTGCGCAGACCCCCGGCGTCTTCGGGACCACGGCGTCGTCCACGTTCACGGAAGACGTGGTCGGCTGCTACACGGTCATGCTCACCACGACGGACGCGGCGGGGGTCCAGGCCGCCGACGTGCGCGTTTTCGCGTCCGGGGACGAGAGGGGACTGGCTACGCCTCCCTTTGCGGCGACGGCGGACCAGTGCAACTTCCTCGGCCAGGACCGCGGATGGAAGTACCTAGAGGACGCCATCGCCCGGTACGTCCAGGCGAGCGCCAGCTACGTGTCCCTGCGCGTGGACCAGGTGAACATCCCCAAGCAGGTCCGCGCGGCGCGGAGTGGTAGCCGCACCATCCTCCCGACGGGCGTGGACTTCACCTACACGGCCGGCGGCGCGGGGGAGGGGGTCATCTCCTGGGCCTTGGGACTCCTCCCCGAGGATTTCGCCGTGCGGGTTACCCCGAACCCCGTCGCCTCCCCGCAGGCCCTCGCGGGGATGGGGTACCGGGTCGATGCGACCCACGCACGCATCTACGTGTTCACCCCTGCCGGCGTGGCGACGGACTGCGACAGCGTCCTCGTCGAGCTGATCCCGGTGCCGTAAAGTGAGCGGCTACGGTTTCCTCAAGTACGGCGTCGATGGGTTCGGCGGGTCGGGGCCTACCTTCGATCTCGTTTCCGTCGCGCCGGTCGATACGGAAACGGTGGACCTTACTTTCTCCGAGAAGGTGCTCCGTTCCTCTGCGGTCTTCTCCCTCGGGAGCTACTCGATCCCCGGGGTGAAGGTCTACGGCGCAGCTCCCATCAGCGACACGGTCGTGCGGCTTCGCACGTCCCCACAAGCCTCGGGGAAGAAGTACACACTGAATGTGGTGGGCGACCTGCGGGGCGCCGTTGCGTTCATCCCCCTCACGAACAGGTGGGGCGCCTACACGGCGTCGGTAGGGTACCCACCGTTCGTGGTGAAGAACCTCAAGGCGCGACCGCGCTGCGAAGGGAACCAGATCCACCTCACCTGGAAGAACCCTGCCTCGACCATCGCGATCACCATCCACCGACGCTCGAAGGGGTACCCCTTCGACCTCACGGACGCGGCCACCGAGGTCTACAACGGCCCCTCGATCGAGACGTTCCTCGACACGGGCCTCGAAGGGAACACGTTCTACTACTACCTCGTGGTCGCCACGAACAACCCGTCGTACGCCACTGGCGTCGACCTCGTGAAGATCACGAAGGACAGCCGTGTCATGGGTCTGTCCATCGAGTCGCTCAACTCGAAGGACACGTTCTTCTGGCGGCAGGCCACCCGGGACGAGCGACACCTCGACGCCCTTCCCGTCTCCGAGGGCGGCGGAGCAGGCTTCCTGGAGCGGTGGTTCACCATCATGGGGTGCTGGCTCGACACCCTGCGCGGGTGGACGAAGGCTCTCGAGAACAACACGGACGACGACCGCGCACCCCTCCACGTCACCGCCGCGCGCGTCCGGTCCCTCGGCGCGCTACCGGAAGGAGACTCGTACGATTTCCTGACGACGAGGCGGATGGCTCTTGGTCTCGTGGCCCAGTACCAGATCCGTGGATCGTGCGCCGGCATCGTGGACGCGGTGAAGATGCTGACCCTCTGGGATTCGGCGTGCGTCGATCTCGGGAACGGTGATGGCTGCCCCAGCGGCGCGGTCGGCCTCAAGACCTACGATGGGACCAGCGCCCTGCTCTACGGGGAAGGAAGCGACATCACCTCCCCCTTCGCCAAGATGACCGACCCGAGCGGCCTCGGCGCGGCGAGCGATTGGGCGGGCGGGAAGCTGCTCGGTTGGGTCGGCGACGTCGCCTGCGTGGAGGACAACACCCTCACGGAGGCGAAGCTCTACCTTTCCCCGAAGGACCTGGAGCTGACCTCGGACCTCGCGTTCGGTGGGACGCATGTGTCCCTGAACAGCGTGCTCGGTATCAAAAAGGGGATCGCGATCGAGATCCGTACGAACGCGGCCGGCCACATCTCCGAGGTGGCGAGCGTCGACTACGCAGGCAAGACCGTCGTCCTCGTGTCGCCGTCGACCCACAACTTCCCCTCCGGCGCGACAGTAAGCGTCGGCAAGAGCTTCCTCCGCGCGGAGTACTACTCCGAGGCGGGTGTGGCCGTGACCTCTCTCGGCGGACAGACGACCATCACCGATACCACTGCGGAGTGGGAGGAGAACCAATGGAAGGGCCACTACCTGTGCCCCGAGGGGAACGGGAAGTACCTCATCACAGGGAATAGCAAAACGGAACTCTTCTTCGGAAGTGGCTTCGCGATCGGGGCGATCAAGTACGGCATCGCCTTCGACTACACGGTGGGCGTGGATTTCGAGCATCGGATCCCCCACTACAAGTACAAGCTGTCCAGCGGGTACCACTCGACCATCTACAACCCGTTGCTCGACTTCCAGGCGCGCGGATCGCGGTACGACTTCTACAGCCGCATGTATTTCGGTCCCGGGGCGAACCTCGTTGGCGCCTGGGGACCGAACGACGTCGGCGTCTACATCACTACCAAGGGCATCCCCGTGACGATGGGGGAGACCGCGGGCGTGGTGCTGAACGTCTTCCAGCTCGACCCGAACCAGGATCCCCCTGGGGTCGACGGCTGGGTCGGCATGTACCTGAACCCGAACCAGAACCAAAAGCAGCTCTTTCGGATCGTGGCGAACACGGCGACGACGGTCACCGTCGCCGGGGACATCACGAGCCTCTGCATCCCGGGACAGCGGTACTACGTCCTGAAGAAGCGGGACGCCATGAGGTACCAGCGACTCGACAAGCGGCTCCGCACGGAGTTCACTGACGCGGACGCGAAGCCTCACATCTTCTTCACCTGAACGGAGAGCAAAATGGCGGATACGATCAAGGACTCTTTCAATGAGGCAGCCAACCACGTCAAGGTCATCTTCCAGCGTGGCCGGGATGTCTGCGACTTCGAGCTGAACGAGTTCCAAGACGTCCTGCGAGTACTCGCCGTTCGCGCGATCTTCACGGCGGCGCAGCAGACCGTGGCGGCGACCGGGAACCTGTCCCCCGGTTCGAGCGACGACGGGTTCAAGATCACGGCCGCCGGTGGTGAAGTCGTTCAGATCGGTACCGGCTTCCTCCTCGCGGACGGTCACAGCATCCGCCAGGCCGACGCCTCGGCGGCGTACACCCTGAGCCCTGCGTGGGTGGCGGGGACCGAGACCGTGCGCGTCTTCCTCGCCGTCCAGGAAACCGAGATCGCGGACCCGGCGCAGCTCCCCCAGTTGGGCGAGACGACGCGAAGGCGTGTGCTTCAGTGGACGATCGGGAACACGGTCAACGCGGCGATCCCGGTGAGCAGTTCGGATGAGTTGTGGGCGGGCGGCACGAAGACCTACCTCCTCGCGACCATCACCCGCACCTCCAACGTGGTGGCGGATGGTGACATCGTGGACGAGCGCAAGCTCCTCCCCGCGTCCCTGATGGCGGAGGTCACCCGCCAGGTCGACTTCAAAGTGAAGGCTCTCGTCTCTACCATCCTCGAAACCCCGGATGGGGTGCTGCTTCCGAAAGCGAAGCTGCTCACCGTAGACGTCGACCCCGACGGGTCTCTCGGCCCCGACGGTGTGTTCCAGGTGCGCTTCAACCGAGACGGCGACCACTCGGAAGTTGCCCTCGCCGTCAACCACCTGGGTGACGGCGACACGCGCCTGGAGTCTCCCCTCAGCCCGATGCAGTTTCGCGACTACGGGATCGCGGGCACGGAGAGCGTGAGCGGCGAAGCGTACGTGCCTCTGACTGGCCCAGGGATGGCGGAAGGTGACCAGTACCTTCGCCTCGGTGGTATCGGGATCAAGAACACGACGGAGACGCGCCCACCTTCCATCTTCAAGATGATCAACGGGCGCTGGTGCATCACCGTCGGTGATGGCAACAAGACGTTCGGCGACTTCAACGGCGCGGACGGGCTCATCGCTGCGGTCGCGTGGTGGAAGAACTACCTGACCGTGGCTACGCAGGCATCGTGCGTTATCCAAGTGAAGGCGGGTACTTACAACCTCGACCTAGCTGTGCAGGGGCTCGGGTTCGCTGGGGAGGCGACGCTCACCATTGAAGGGACTGGTGGGCTTGACGTGACCCTGCGAAACAACACGAGCGGCCCCGGCATCACGTCGGACCACCTGTGCTGCATTCACCTCAAGGGCGTGCGCGTCACCAGGGGCTCCACAGGCACCGTGGGGGTGTACACGTCCGGGCGTGTGGTGCTGGAGGACTGCATCTTCGTCGACCAGACCGTCATGCCATCTATCTCCGTGGTGGGGGTGGACTTCTCTTCCGGCCGCGTGTCGGCGTGGCGGTCGTCCTTCGTGGCGACCTCGAGTAGCGCGTGCGTCTGCCTAGAGAACAACTGCATCTACGCGAATGCGGAAGCGTTCGGCTACGTTTTCCGCGACTGTCTCTTCGACACGTCTGGAGCGTCCTGCGCTCCTGTCGAGGTGCGCGAGACGGTCCTCGCCACGAATCCGGCGGTCCTCCGCGGCGTGAGGTTCGAGCAGTGCAAGTTCCTCCTCGGGACAACGACAGCGACCGCGGGCAACCCGACGACGAACGTCGGCGTGCTCGGTCTGTACCCCTGGACCGGCCATGCTGGGAACACCCTCCTGCACGACATCACGTTCGCGCACTGCTTCGTGACGGCGAATGCGATGGGCGGCGTGGGTACGCTCCTCTTCCTCCCCCAGAACGGCACAGGTGACTATATCGACATCGGTACGCTCGCCATCCGTGGTGGCCAGTGGAAGGTGACGGCCTCGTCGTCGATCACTCCCTTCACGCTCGGCCTCCCCTCTGCGGCGTCCGCGGCGCCCCGAGTGCGCCAAATCGTTCTCGACGATGTGCTCCTAGGGTACGAAGGGACCTCCTCCGTCGACTACGGCGAGGGGCCTGCGGTTACCGGATGGAACGGGACGAGCGGCGCGCTGTTCATCCTGAGTACGCCCCACCTCGTCATGCGAAACGTTCACTTCCCGACGTGCGTGATGAACGGGCGGTCCGGTGAGATGCTCTGCGCGGCGGAGACGTTTGACGTGAACGGGGTGTACGCCCTCGACTGGGTCTACACCACGAACATCGCCACACCCCACTACCGCGTCGCGTTCCAATCGGCGCTGTGGGCGGCCGCGAAGACGTACAAGGGAAGCATCCGTAATGTCGTCTTCGAGAAGACCCCGGGTGCTGGCGGCGTGGCCTGTGACTGGGGTGTCTTCCTCTTGCGACCCAACGGGAAACTGACCTTGGTCGACTGCACCGCGCGCGGGTTCACCACGACCGCCACGCACCGCGGGTTCTACGTTCTCGACGCGACCGCCGACTCCCCCACCTTCCTCACCTCTGGCATCACCCTCGACAGGTGCGAGGCGAGCGACATGGGAGGTGACGGCTTCCACTTCTATGATGGTGGCGCGAATGTCGGGACCGTGGCGCTCGACCGTCTCGTCATCCGCGGTAGCCGCTTCTGCGACAACGCGGGCAATGGGATCAACATCCGTGGGGACCACAGCGGAGCACACCCGAAGGTGATGGGGAGCGTTCTGCTTCAGGGGAACGTGTGCGAGGGCAATACCGGCGTCGGGATCAACTACCAGCCGGCGACATGGACGTCGTCTGAGGAGGGCCCCACCCTCATCGGAAACGTGTGCAAGGGGAACGGGACGTACGAGGTCCAGCTCGGCCAGGCGGGCGCGGAGGCGTACACGGGCGTCTTCCACGGCAACGACCTCGGGGTCAGCGGGAAGCTGTCCATCACGCTCACGTCCTGGGGCGTCAACGGACCGAGGGGGGCAGAGACGGGGTACGTCGTCACCGGCGCGCCTCCGTCTACCATCGGACAGGCGAACCGAGAGTTCACCAGCGCCGAGAAGATGATCCACAACGTCGGCGTGCTCGACATCTGAGGAGGCCGCAATGGAATCCGTTGTCTTGACGGTGCTGGACCCGAACGGCGACCCCATGCGTGGCGCGATCGTCACCCTACACGACCCCCTCGACGGGGCGCTGTACGGGGCGAAGATGACCGGCTCCGACGGGGTCGCGACCTTCACGGGGACCGTTCCCGCGGGCGTGGTCGCGTACCTGGCGACGAAGGCCGGCTACCAGGAGCGCCGGGGCACCCTGGACGTCGTCGCAGACCTCGGAGACCCTCCCGTCACCCCCATGATCGGCACGGCCGTCCTGACCCCCCTGGAGCGTCCTGCCGGGCCCTCCATCCTGACCTGCATGGTCAGCGGGTACATGCGCGACGTGGGTGGACAGCCCACCTCCGACACCATCATCGTCGAGACCATCGGCCAGGAGTCCTCCGCGATCCTGGGCGGGGCGATGGTGCGGAACGAGAAGAGCCAGGTTCAGGTGGACCCCGACACCGGGGCCTGGCAACTCGAGCTACCCCAAGGAGCGATGGTGCGGATCTTCCTTCCCAGCGTGATGCTGGACCGGCGGTTCCGTGTCCCTGCACAGGCGAACCTCAACATCACCGACCTCCGGCGCTGGCTGGGGGAGAAGCAATAGGAGTCTCTTTTCCATGAAGAACGACAACAGGACGACCCTCTTCGGCGGGATCGCTGCCCTCGGCACGATCCTCTCCCTCATCGCCCAGATGACGGGTGGACCCGCGTGGCTCCTCACCCTCGCCGGCCTCCTCACCGCGATCGGGTCGGGTGGGACCGGGTACTTCGCCGCCGGGGTGAAGCGCGAGGACCCTCAGATCCAGGCGCCGGAGACCCCCGTGAAGACCTGAGCAGAAGTGAACTTTTTCTATTGACTCCGTCCGTGGTCCCCTGTAACCCTTGACGACGTTTCGAGTAACCGATAGGGGTTACTCGAAGCGGCCGAGGAGTACAAGGGACCATGAAACTCCGATTCCGTGTAGGTGACGCTGGCATCCAGATCGGAGCCCTGACGAGGGTTCCGGTCCAGTACATCGACCCGCATCAGACCAAGACCGAGCTGACGGTCTCGAACGGCGCGTTCTTCGCGCGTCAGCACGCCGGGTACGGGTCGGCGGGGATGGTGGCCGCCGTCGAGATGTACCGCGAGGTCCCCGGCGCGCTGCTGGTCCCCCGTCACTACAAGATCTCCCTCACCACTGACCTGCCCCCTCCCGTGTACGACACGCGCCCACACCCGGGCGCGTTCGTTGACCGGACGGGTCGACTCCGGCGGATGGAGCGTCGAGCCCGCTTCCCCCACCACGTCGTCCTGCGCGACCAGATCCAAGCCGACGCGGTCGCGGCGCTCCTCAAGGACGAGGAAGACAAGATTCTGGCGCTGTCCTGTGGGAAAGGAAAGACGATCGTTTCCCTGTGCGCTGCGCACGAAGGAGATCGCTTCCCCATCCTCATCATCGTCCACACGAACGCGCTGATGGACCAGTGGCGGGAGCGGATCAAGCAGTTCTACGGACTTCGCGACGACGAGATCGGGCACGTCCAGGCGGCGACCGAGAAGTGGCGAGGCTGCCCCATCGCGGTCGGGATGCTGCACTCCATCTGCATGAAGGAGTACAGCGAGGAGTTCTACAACTACTGGCGCCTCGTCATCTTTGATGAGACCCATCGCCTCGGGTCTGACCTCTTCTCCCGCGCCGCGCCCCTCTTCCCTGCGGAGCGGTGGGGACTCAGCGCCACCGTGAAGCGCGAGGATGGGAACGACCGGATGTTCCGCCTGCACCTTGGCGAGGTCGTCTTCGAGGACCTGTCGCAGGCCCTCGTCCCCACCGTCTACTTCGTGGAGACGGGCATCCGCGTGGATCAGAGCAAGTTCACTTACCGGGGGAACGTCAACCTCGCGAAGTTGACGACCTGGCTTTGCGACGTGGAGGCGCGGAACGAGCTGATCCTCGAGTGGCTGGACAGGGCGATTGCGAAGGGGCGCACCATCCTCGTCCTTGGCGAGCGGCTCACACAGCTTCACTGGTTGAACGACAACTGTCGCGCGGCCTCCAAGGCGCTGCACGTCGGGGCGATGGACCAGGACGAGCGGCGCAACGCCCTCAAGAAGCAGGTCGTTTTCGCGACCCAACACCTCGCGAAGGAAGGGCTGGACCGTGTCGCGCTCGACACGCTGTTCATCCTCGTCCCGTTCACTGGGGAAGGGCGGCTTCGCCAGTCGCTTGGCCGCATCCTCCGCGAGGCGGAAGGGAAGAAGGATCCTCTCGTCTTCGTGTTCGAGGACGACATCGGCATCATCCGCGGACTCGGGCGGAAGATGCGGCGCCTGCTTCGGCAGGACAACTTCGAGGTCAACGAGATCAGGAAAGGACAAGCGCAGCGATGATCCAGCTCATCAAAAAGGACAGAAACAAGTTCGCGGAGGGCACACCCTCTGCGTACTACCACAACAAGAAGGTGCCCTTGGTCTCCGTCCAGCGGGTCGGCAAGGTGTACCAAGTCGCGGACAAACAAGTGGAGCTATTCAAGATCGGCGTCCTCGCGGAGGCGATGGATCGCGCGGTCGTGACGGTGAGGGAGCTGGAGCGGGATAAGAAGATCCCTCCGCCCCTCTTCGACCTCGGGAACAACAAGCGCCACTACTCCGGGACTCAGATCGTCAACATCAATCGCCTCATTTTCCTCCGATGGAAGGGGCAGAAGTTCTTCCAGAACACAGAAGTATTCGAGAAGTATTGCGAAGAGATCCGCTCCGTCTGGTACGCCAGCACCATCGTCATCAACGACCAAGGAGAGTTCGATGCCCCCGCACACGATCGACAAGACTGACTCCGAAGCCCACAACAACCTCCCCTCGAAGTTCAAGAACCCCCACGCCGCCATCCTCGTCTCGGACCTGTGGGCCTTCGGGAACCACCTCAACACCGGCCTCGAGCGCCACCTCAACTCGTTCAAGTCGGACCTCGTGGCGTGGCAGCACCAGATCATCGCCTCCTGGAACACCATGAACGTCGTCGTGCGCGTGCTCCAAAACAAGGGGCTGCTCAGCGAGGAGGACGTGAAGCGCGCGGGCGAGGAGCTGGCCCGCGAAGCGAAAGCGAACCATCAAGCGGTGAAGGACGCGACGGCCAAGCAGGAGCGTGTCAAGGAAGCCGATCTCATTCCCACACCCATCGAGGTCCTCTCCCGCCAGTACAAGGACGGGTGAGCCTCGCGCGCGGACGCGCAGGCGTCAGAGTTCTCAGATCCGGATCCGGAGAGACTCTGACGCGCGCGCGCGAGGGTGGCCGGGCTCAACACCCGATTTGCGGCGGATGAAAACGACATGGAACAAGTGAGCCTCTTCGTTTTGTTGTTCTAGTCGGTCGTTTCCTGTAGTAGGGTGGACGATTGAGTGGAAGGGAAACGGTTCCCTTCGCAGGAGAAGAAGATGCCCGTCAAGAAGATCGCGACGCAGACGACCAAGGCGACCATCACGAAGCGGGTGGATGGCGCGACCGTGCCCGTCCACGAGGAGGAAAAGGAGACACAGATCCCGGTGGAGCTGCCCGACCTCAAGGAGGGTGAGCGGTACGGATCCATCCGCTGCATCCCCAGCGTGAAACTCAGCAAGAACTTCCAGAGCGTCGGCATCGAGATCGGGTTCAGCGAGTACCCGGTCGTGTGCAAGCTCAACGATCCTGAGGCGAACAAGGCCGAGTTCGAGAAGGTCTACGACATGTCGACGACGCTGCTCGTCGACAAGTCCGTGGAGTTGCAGGAGCTTCTCAAGACCCTCGCGGCGTCGACCAAGAGCTGACCTACTGCGTGTAGAATCCGGGAGACGGAGGCACGCATGAGGTGGAAGTTTCGGCGACCCAAGCAGACCGCGGAAGTGAAGCCGTCCGACTCTGATTGGTCGGACGTTTTCTTCTCCAAGCCCACCGCGGGGAACGCGAAGCGGATCGCGGCGGAGATGGCGGCGACGCCGACGAAGGACTGGCCCACGGTGGCGGTCCTCGGTCGGTACATCGGGGGCTACGAGAACAGGTTCAAGCGGGCGTGGCCTGCTGGACCCGTGGCCCTCCAAAGCGCGTTGCGGGGGGTCGCGTCCCTGGTACAGCGCGAGGGGGCGGAGACGGCGTGTGCAGCCATCGACGCGGTGTTCTCGCAGCACCTTCGGTGGGTGAACGGCGACCTTCTCGGGTTCCTGCTGCACGAAACGAACTACGTTCGCTTCGTCATCCCCGCGATGTCTCGCGTTGAGGAGACGCGGCGCAAGCAGGCGGGGGAGCAGTCCGAGTGGTCTGGTCCGCGTAGCGAGACCAGCGCTTACGAGGAGATCATCCTGTGATGATCCTGCGCGTGCCCCAGCGATTCCGCGGGGCGAAACTGGACGGCCTCGACGAGGACCAGTTCAGGATGGTGGTGGACTTCGCGGGGAGCCCCCAAGACAAGGGACTCCTCCTCGCAGGTCCACCGGGGATCGGGAAGACGTGGGCGATGGCTGCGCTCACTAGGTGGTGGAAGGAACACCACGGCCAGGACTACGAGTTCATCACGGCACCGGACATGTTCGATAGGTACGTGGTCGGCGCTGCACCCCTGCGCGACCCCTTTCGCGGCTACTCCTACAACAAGACGTTCGAGACGACCCCCTGGCTCGTCATCAACGATCTCGGGAAGGAGTACCGCGGTGGGAAGCTGCACGAACAGGCGGCGTACAAGCTCGGCAGGATCTTGCGGGCGAGAAGTGAACGAGAGCTTCTCACCCACATCACCACCAACCTCAAGCTGAAAGGAACCGGAGAAGACGAGACGCTATCTACCGTGTACGGGTCGTCAATCACGTCGCTTCTGAGCGAGATGGTGCGTTTGTTCGAGGTTCAAGGCTCCGACCAGCGGAAATCCGCGCGTCGGTGAACAGCACCTCCTACAGTCAAGGAAAGTCACATGCCTCTCAGCGTTACCCCCAGCGCAGTTACCTCCACCCCCCAGGTTGGGGTCGGGATGCAGCAGAACAACGCGTCGCGGCTGGCGAGGTCGGCGCCCATGCGGGCGATCGGATTCGACGAGCTGTCGAACCGACTCGGTCTCTTCGCGCAGCGGAACGAGGACTTCACGGTCAAGGGCCGTGACCTCACGTTCAATCCAGATGGGACTCTCGACATCGCGAGTGGGCCTCGCTTGTCGTGGACCGACTTGTCCTTCTCGCAGTTCTGCGCGAAGCTCAAGGTCCCCGCGGACTTCATCCGCCGCTCCCCTAGCGGTCTGGATTGGGAGGGGAAGGTCCCCCCGGCGTCGAAGAAGGCGATCATCGACTTCTGGAAGGAGCGGGTGGCCGACAACGAGTTCTTCGTGCGGATCCGCCACATGAACCAGAAGGACGTGGAGACAGGCGCCACCGGGTTCATGCGCGGGTTCCTCACCACGCGGTACGCGGTCCTCGACAACCTCGAGCTGCTCAACCTCCACCGCGACTTCATCCGGCAGTACGAACCCAAGCTCCAGGTCGGTTACGTTTCCGACAAGATGTTCCACGTTCGTATGCTGTTCCCCGACGTGGTGAATGCGGGGACGAACGAGGTTCCGGACTTTCATCAGTTCGGGACGCACCTCCGAAACTCGGAGGTCGGCGCGTGCAATCTTCAAGAGGACTTCCTCATCTTCCGTCAGATCTGCACCAACGGGGTGATCGCGCTGATCAACCGCGAACACCTCATCGACATCCGCCACATCAACATCGACCGTCACCAGCTCCGCATGAGTGTTGCGTCGGTGCGGGACACGGTGCTCGACCGCCATGACGAGATCATCGGGCGTCTCCAGCTCGCTCGCGACGTCACCATCGCGAACCCCGAGCGGGAGCTGCGTCAGTTCCTCGCCGCGAACCGCGCCACTGAGGAGTTCCTCGAGATGGCCGAGAAGGCGTTCCAGCGGGAACCCAATAACACGCGCTTCGGCATCATCCAGGCGATCACGCGAGCGGCGCAGGCTCTCCCGACGGACGCGCGTGTCCAGATGGAAGAGGCGGCGGGCAAGCTCCTCCTCGCGGCGTAGTATCCCCCGAGCCGCCCTCGTCCCCGCGTGGGATGGGGGCGGCTTTGCCTTTGGAGATGACCATGCTCAATCGACTTCGTTCTCTTCTCAGTGTAGCCATCAGCGACCTCGTGCGGAAAGCGCGCGGGGTGACGACCCCGGAGGACTGGTTTCACACCTGCTCCCGGTGCGGTAGGACGGGCAGGTGTCATTCTGGCGCGGGTGACTTGGTCAACTGCGTTCGGTTCGACCCGGAACCGCTGCCGGTCTTCTGGACCCTCCACGAGACGTGGGGGGACGACGAGACCGTGCGGACCCCGGAAGGACACCTCGTTCTCGTCAAGGCGCCGACCTACTCCCTCGCGGCGAATGTGGCGACCCACTACCTCAAGACACCACGGCTGGTTCAGCCTGTTGACCTGGAGAGCCTCATCCGGTCCCTCATGCGCGACCCACGGGCCGTCATCATCACGGTGTCCTGATGAAAGGCCGTAGAACGATTGGGGCGTCGAACAACCCCGGTTTACTTCGTGGGCTGCAAGCAAAGAACAATGGAAGATATAACGGTAACGGGCGGCTGTGGGAGACACCCCCTGAGGTATTCGAGCCACTAAACGCCGAGTTCAACTTTACGCTGGATGCGTGCGCTAGCGCTGACTCGGCGAAGTGCGCCAGGTACTTTGACGAGCGCGCGGATGGGCTCGTACAGGACTGGGGTACAGAGACCGTGTGGATGAACCCGCCGTATGGGAGGGAAGTGTACGCGTGGACCCGTAAGGCGCGCATAGCTTCTTGCGCTGGGGCGTTAGTCGTCGGTTTACTTCCCGCGTCCACTGATCTCGCGTGGTGGCATGATGATGTAGTGGGTCTGGCGGAGGTTAGGTACATAAGGGGCAGAGTTCGCTTCCTAACTGGAGGTGCCTACAGGGCTTCTGGATTTTTCGCTAGCGTGGTCGTGGTGTGGCGGCGCGGGCTACCGCGTAGGTGGCAGCTTTCCTTGACCAGAGGCAGCGTCTAATGGACATCGAAAAGGCATCTCTTACCCGTCTCCTGGAGACGGGGGACATGCTCGGGTCGATCAAGGCGAAGGTCGACTCAAGCTTCTTCCTGGATTCTGAGACGCGAGAGGTCTTCCTGTGGGCGGAGCAGCGGTACCTCAAGCGAGGCGCGTTGCCGTCCCTGGGCCTGGCGCGGGCCGAGTTCCCCGAGTTCGCGTTCGAGCAGAGCGCGGACGATCTGGGCGTCCTGCTCGATGGTCTCAAGGAGCGCAAGCTATACGCGGACATCCAGGCGGGCCTCAAGAAGGTCACAGTAGCGACCAGGGGTAGCGTGAAGGGGGGCCTGGAGGAGTTCCAGAAGATCGCCATGTCCCTCGTCCTCGCGCATTCCGAGGACAACGACCTCGACACCTCGAAGTCGGCCGCCAGCGTGCGGGCGAGGTACCAACACGCGAAGGACCACGATGGACTTCTTGGGTACCCGATGCCGTGGCCCCGGTACACCCAGATGATGAAGGGCCTACGCGGAGGTCAACACGTCGGCTTGTACGGCGATACCGGGACGTACAAGACGTGGCTGCTCATCGCGTGCGCGACCCATCTGCACGAGAACGTGGGGATTACTCCCGTTTTCTTTACGAAGGAGACGCCCCCCGACGACATCCTCTACAGGTACGCCGCACAGCGCGCTGGGGCGGACTGGGAGCAGGTCCAGTCTGGGGCTCTCCCTCCAGACGACGAGAAGCGCTTCTTCTCCATCATCGACTCCTTCGAGGAGGACCCGCCATTTCACATCGTCGAGGTCATGTCCCAAGGCGTCCATGCACTCGCGGAAGTGAGGGCGAAGTGCATCCAGTACAAGGCGAAGGCAGCCTTCATCGACAACCTCTATTACCTGGCCGAGGACCTGGAGTGGCGGAACTTCGGCATCGTGTCGATGGGGGTGAGGCAACTCTCGAAGGATCTCGACATCGGGATCGTGACGAGCAACCAGACGAACAACACCCCTGCGCGGGGGAATGCCGGCCCGGTGTCAGACGTCGGGTACGGGAAGTCCTACGCGCAGTCCTGCACGGTCCTGACGCGGGTGATCTGCGAACCCGTCCACAGGGAGCAGAACGAGCTGATCCTTTGGACCAAGAAGATCAACGACGGGCGACCGTGCCGCATTGTGATCGACGCGAGACCCGGCGTCAGCTTCGCCCAGAAGCGCGAGATCACGGGGGATGACGCGGCGGCGGAAGGAATCGACGACGAGGACGGAGGAATCCTGTGAGCAACGCGGCGAAGGTCGAGAGGTGGATGAAGGAGGCCGGGTGCGAGCGCATCCGGCTCTCTGCGAGCGGGAACTTTACAAGTACTTGTCCGTACCACGCCGTCAAGGACGGGACCCAGTTCGCTATGCACGCGGAGACGGGTCTGTACGTCTGCTACTCGTCGCGGTGTGGCGCGCAGGGTAATATCTACACCTTCCTTGTGGAAGCGTGCGGATGGTCCCCGCAGAAGGCGATCGGCGAGACCGCGTCGTTCGCCCGCGGACTTGACCCCGAGGAGGAGGCTGACACCATCCTCCCCGACTACGATGCGAGGCGCACGCATGGCGCGAAGGCGTCAGGGGACGTGATCCACGCTGCTCCGAACCCCCGTCTCCTGACCCTCTACGATCGCTGCCCGAAGTACTTGCTGGACCGTGGGTTCACGAAGGACGTGCTCAAGGAGTGGGAGATCGGGTTCGACACGGAAGCACAGCGCGCCACCATCCCCGTTCGGTCGGGGAGCGGGCTGCTGGTTGGGTTCTCGAAACGCGCTGTGTGGGAGGAGCAGAACCCCAAGTACCTCCATCTCGGGTTCTCCAAGGGCCAACACCTCTACGGGGAGCACAGGCGCCCCCACGGGGTGAAGACCTTGGTCGTCACGGAGGGGCAGCTCGACGCTATTGCGTTCGACCAGCTCGACCTGGGCGACCTCCCCAACTACGTCCACCTTGCCGGTCGACCCGGGGACCACCCGACCCAGGTCGCGCCGTACCTCCCGGTGTCGACGATGGGATCGCGGGTGACGACGCACCAGATCGATGTGATGCGAACCTACTCGCTTGTCTTCCTCGCGTTCGACAGCGACCGGGATGGGCAGCTCACCACGTTCTTCGTCGGGGACCAGCTTCTTGAGAAAATGGGACCGGGGTCGGTCTACGTGCTCAAGTACCCTGAGGGCGTGAAGGACATGGGTTCGCTTGTCGAGGTCTCTGATGGAGCGAAGCAGCTCCGTGACGCGATCCACGGGGTCGTGCCGTACGACGAGTGGCGCATCGACAACATGGTCATGGAACGAGGTGGCCGACGAAAGAAGTGACTGTTTTTCCCTAGTGTTTCCCCTAAAACTGTGGTGGAATCGACTGGTCCGAATAGCGGACAGCGAACAAAGAAAGTAAAGCAACATGCCTCCCAACTTTCGACAGGTAGCCAAGGTCGCGGACGAGATGAAGCGTGACCGGATGCAATACGCACCGAACTTCTTCCTCTACGACGGCGAGGAAGCGAAGCTGTACTTCAACGGTACGGCGTCCGAGCCGTACCTCAACCACGATCACACCATCAGCCTCGGCGGGAACAAGTTCCTGACCCTGACCTGCGCACAGGGCCACGAGGGTCATCTCGGGTGCGTTCCCTGCTTCGCCTACCAGCGGAACGACAAGCGGGTCGGGAAGCCGACGCCGAAGGCGACGTTCAACGTCGCGGACTCCCGCTGGTTCCACAAGGAGACGACCACGGTCAAGTTCCGCGGCCAGGATTCGGAGAAGACCTCCTGGACCGCCTGCACGTACGACGAGGAGGTCGGCGGGAAGAACACCTGCGACGGCTGCAAGAAGAAGCTGGAGCGGTCGCGCGGTGGCCAGAAGAAGTACTCGATGTCGATGATGTGGGCGCAGGCCCTCTCCGGCGCGAACGACATCGCGGCGAAGCGGTGCCGCTCCTGCAAGAAGGGGAAGATCAAGGTCCTCGGCTACAAGGACGCGAAGGGCCGCGAGGTCGACGTGGACGACCCCACGGACCTGCCGGAAGGCGTGACCGAGATCCTCGCGTGTTCGGGCTGCAAGAGCCCCGAGCGCGGGTCGATCTTCGACGTGCCCATCCTCGTGAAGCGGACCGGCGGCGGGAAGTCCACGGCCTACTCCTTCAACCCCATCATGGACGAGTTCGGCGAGCAGCCCGACTGGCTCGACGACCTTGAACCGTGGGATCTTCCCGCGGTCTGCAAGCCGATGTCGGCGAAGACCCAGGCGGAGAAGCTCGGCATCGACAACCCGTTCGCGGGCGGACCGGATGCCGCGTCGACCTCTAGCTACACGGAGGACATGGACGACGACACGATCATGGGCTGAGACGTAGCGCGGTGAGGAGAGGGGAACCCACGGGTTCCCCTCTTTTCGTCGGATAAGCAAAAGGAGTCATTTCGTGGGAAACCAGTGGCACTTGAACCTCGGCCGCAAGAAGCGGCGCGACTACAGCGGACCGACGCTGCCCGAGGTCGATGGGGCGTTCATCACTGATACCCCGGAGAAGGTTGGGCAAGCCCTTCGGATGATCCGGGACGCGGAAGTCGTCGGCTTCGATACCGAGACGGTCGGATGCGACCCGAGGAAGGAGCACGCGAAAGGAAAGGCGCGCGCGATCTGCGCACAGTTCTCGTGCGGGTACGACCCAGGCGCTCCTGGCTCGCGGATCTTCGTCCCGAACTGGGGGCCGTGGGAAGGGACCCTGCGCCACTTCAAGGGCGTCTTGGAGGACCCCGACATCGGCAAGGTCGGGTCGAACCTCAAGTACGACATGCACGTCTGCGGGAACCACGGGATCACGCTCGATGGGTTCGCGGGGGACACGCAGGTCATGGACACGCTGTCCGCGAGCGGCGAGATGTACCACGGCCTGAAACACATCATGGAGAGGTACTTCGGGTACAAGCTCATCACCCTCTTCGGCGAGACGTGGGGTGCCATCCGCGAGTACAGCGAGACGTTCAAGCGGCCGAAGCTCAAGCGAGACGGGACACCTAGCAAGACGTTTGAGGTCCCCCACCTCGACGAGGTGGTGCAGGACCCTGTGGGCGTCCACCGTCTCATCACGTACGCCTGCAAAGACCCGCTCTTCTCCCTGATGGGGTTCGAGGTCCTTAGGGCCGCCCTGGAGGCGGAGGAGTGGGTCAACGGCAAATCCTACTGGGACTACTACAAGCAGTTCGACCTACCTTACACCCAGGTCCTCTACCGCATGGAGCGGCGCGGGTGTCGGGTGGACACGGTGCGGCTCGAGGAGATGAAGCTTCAGGTCGACGCGAAGATCGAGGATACGGTCAGTGAGTTCCTCCGCACCTGCCAGAAGTACGGCGTCTCTAATGACGTGCTCGCCGACTTCAACCTCGGGTCGTCCAAGCAGGTAGCGAACCTCTTCGAGGTCCACCTCCGAACGCCCATCGCGAAGCGAACCCCCACGGGCCTCCCGTCGACAGATGACGATTCCCTGACCAGCTTCAAGGACCCAGTGGCGAAGCAGATCGCGGACATCATCCTGGCGTACCGCGAGCTGGACAAGTTGCGCGGAACGTACGTGGAGCCGTTCATCCACTCGGCCGGTGAGTACGGCGGGAAGGTCCACACCAACCTCAAGCAGACGGGAACTGCGACCCTTCGCTTGTCGTCCTCCGCGCACAACCTCCAGAACATCCCGTCCATGGAGAACGACGCCTTCCACATTCGCGAGGCGTTCATCGCGCCCGATGGATGCGTGGTCGGGGACATCGACCTGAGCCAGATCGAGTTGCGTCTTGCGGCGCATTTCACGAACGACGCGGTGATGCTGAACGCCATCAACCGGGGGTGGGACTTGCACTCCCTGACGGCGACCGAGATCGATTCGGAGGTCCGTCGCTGGGTCGGAGCGCGGACTGTGGACGGGGACCTGCTGCACGAGGTCAAGGCGAAGTTCCCCGAGGCGCGACGGCGCAGCAAGACGATCAACTTCGGCTGCATCGCGGAGGGCCAGCGGGTTCTCACGAAGCGTGGCCTCGTCCCAATCGAGCGAGTTCAGGATTCCGATCTTCTATGGGACGGGGTAGAGTGGGTCCACCATGAGGGGGTGGTGTTCAAGGGTGAAAAGGCCGTCCTCACTTACGATGGTCTCACCGCAACTCTCGGCCACGAGGTCTACACCGATGAAGGACACAAGATTCCGTTCGGGCTCGCAGCATCCACGGTTCGTTTCGGACGACTTGCTGTTGGCGGAGCTGGGGAAGCTGCCGTTGGGTACGATGCGTTTGACCGGCGAGGTCGAGCGGCGCGCGAGGCCGGGGTCGAGGGCGAGAAGGTACGTAGAGGCGGAGTGCTCCGCGTGCGAAAAGAAGCATTGGCTTCTAGTGGACAACGTTCGCGCGAGGAAAACTACGAACTGCCGATGCCAGCGCGGGCAGAAGTACCACGATTCCCGGGCGGCGATGCTCGGTCGTCGGTACGCCGCGATGGTACAGAGGTGCGAGAGGGACACGCATGTCTCGTCCCCCCGGTACAAGGGGAGGGGCATCAAGGTCTTGTTTCGGTCGAGGGAGCACTTCGTACGCTGGGCGTTGAAGAAGTGGTCGGACTCTACCTTCAAAGGCTTGGTGTTCGATCGGATCGACAACGATGGACACTACTCGCCGCAGAATCTGAGGCTGACCACTTATTCTATCAACAACCGAAACAGGTCGCCCGGGTCTACGACATCGTGAACGCAGGTCCTCGGCATCGCTTCACGGTTGAGGGTCGCGTCGTCGGGAACACCCTGTACGGGATGGGTCCGAGCACGTACGCGCAGATGGCGGGCGTCAGCGAGCAGGCAGGGAAGGAAGCGGTGCAGGGCTTCTTCAACCTCTACGCGGGGATGAGGTCGGGCATCGACCGGATCCAGCGCAGAGCTCGCCAGGACGGGTTCGTGAGGACCATCCTCCGGCGTCGGGTGGCCATCCCCTTCATCAACTCCGACGAGATGGGATTGCGCAGGCGGGCGGAGCGGCAGGCGTTCAACTACGTCATCCAGGGAAGTGCAGCCGACCTATTGAAGATGTCGATGCTGCTCATCGACGCGGACAAGCGACTTGAGGAGCTGGGCGTCGAGATGACCCTTCAGATTCACGACGAGCTGCTGTTCAACGTCCCGAAGGGCGCGGAGGAGGAGTGCCGGCCGATCATCGAGGAGTACGTCAGCCACCCGTACCGCGTGTACGGCTTCAAGGACCTCCGCGTCGACACGCCAGCGGAGATCGGGTTCGGGGAGTCCTGGGGTAAGGCGAAGCAGTAGGAGTCACCATGCCGAAGAAGAAGGTCACGAAGACGAAGAAGGTCGCCGCCACCGAGAGGGTCCCCTCGAGGATGGAGCAGCTCAAGGCGATGATGGGGACCATCAACAGGGAGCTCGAGGACGGTCACGTCTACCTCGGGACCGACCACCCGCCCGTCCAGCGAATCCCCACGGGGATCGACACGCTCGACGTCCTGACGGGCGGCGGGTACCCGAAGGGGATGCTCACGGAGTTGCACGGCGAGGAGTCGAGCGGGAAGTCTCTCGCTATGCTTCTCGCGATTGCGGAGACCCAGAGGAACGGCGGCCTCGCCGCTGGGTTCTTCCGCGAGGGGTTCGACGCAGCCTGGGCGAGGAAGCTCGGTGTGAACGTAGACAAGCTCATCATGGTCGACGTGGGGATGGGAGACACCTCGATGGAGGTGGCCATGACCATGTTCGAGTCTGGTCTCATCGACCTGCTGGCTCTCGACTCGTTCCAGAGCTTCGGCACGGCGACGGAGGCGTCGGCGGGGATCGAGAAGCAGGCGTACGGCGGCGGCGGGTCCTCGCAGATGTGGGGGCGTGTCATGCGGCGGGCCTACGCGGCGATGAACCAGGGCGGGTCGAACACGGCCATCCTCGGGATCTCTCAGGTGCGCAGCGCGATCGGGAAGTGGTCCCCGACTGGAACCCCCGAACCGGAACCGATCCAGGCGCGTAGCATCCTTCACTGGAAAAGCATCGCCCTTCAGTTCAAGAAAGGGGAGTTGCGGTACACCGAGAAGGACAAGTCCGAGCACCGCAAGATCGTCTCGCGGACCTTCAACGTGCGCTGCGTGAAGAACAAGACCGCGACGCCGGAGCGGGTGGGGAAGTTCTCGTTCTACTTCCTACCGTGGGCGGAGAGCGGCGGGAGCGGCAAGGGCGCGTGGTCGAGCGAGATCGAGCCCGGCCTCGACGTCCCCGACATGTTGTTCAACCTCGCGCGTGGGTACGACCTCCTCGAGCAGCGGGGGGCGAACCTAGAGGGGTATGGCATCGAGGCGTCGAGCGCCGCGCAGTTTCTTGCGATTCTGCGCGAACACGAGGACATCCAAGAGGCGATCCGCGCGGACATCCGTGAGGCGCTGGTGGAGAGGTAGATGAAAGAGCTTTCTTCTCCGCCCTCTGAACCCGTTCGGTGGTGCATCTACGACAACCGGCCCGGGAAGCGCGCGTACTTGACGTACATTTACGCTCGGACGTGGTTCGAGGCGAGGGCGAGAGCACACACCGAGTACCCCATGATCAACACACTCGAGCTCGAACTCGCACCCGAGTCGTTCAATGCCCCTCCTCCGGCGACCAAATAAGTCGCCTCGCCTGACAAGGTCCCGCGCGCAGGAAGTGTCTGCGATGCGGGACCTCGGCGGCAAGGTGACCCCAGGTAGCGGTAACCGCTGGAACGCGAAGGGGGATGGGAAGACGCCCGAGTACCTCGTCGAAGCGAAGCGGACCGACGCCAAGTCCTACCACCTCAAGGCGGACGAGCTGACGAAGATCATGTTCGAGGCGATGGCGGAGGGTAGGGAACCCGTGATGCATGTCCAGATAGGGAAGATGGACATGGCAGTAATACCTTGGTATCTCTTCCTCCAGTTGACGCACGCAGACAAGGAACCAACATGAGTTTGACCGACAAGTTGCAGCGCGCGAAGGCGGCTAAGATGGCGGGGACCGAGGCGCCGCGGCCACCCTCCGCGACCCCGGACGAGAGCGAAGCGCCCCGCGAGGAGAAGAAGATCCCTTCGCCTCCTTCCATCATCGGACTCATCGAGCAGGTCCTCGACAGCGCGAAGGTTCGGCACAAGTTCTTCCGACCGTCGGGCCTCTTCGGGTGTGACAGGGCGAACGTTTTCCATGCGTGCGATGCGCCCGCCAACCTCCCAGACATCGGGAACCAGTTGCAGCGCATCCTCGACGAGGGGACGGCGATCCACAAGGTCGTGCAGAACTACCTCGCGGACCACCCGGGGATCTACTTCGCGCCGGAGTCGAGGGTCCACCACGAGGTCCCCGGCGGGGGCCTCATCCGCGGGTCATGCGATGGCGTCCTCATCCGCAGGGGCGACGGGTACAGGTGGGGCCTCGAGTTGAAAACCATCAACGACGACGGCTTCCGCAACATCACAGAGCGTCCGCTTCCTCCGATGAATGAGATCAACACGCTCGACGACACCATCGAGAAGGCGCCCGATGGGTTCTGGATCTCGAGTCGTGGCAACCGAGTCGACGGCCCGCACAAGTCCAACTCGGCGGCGGAGAACCGGCTTCGCGGGTTGCGGACCTTCCAGAAGCACGCCTTCCAGGCGTGCGTGTACGGACTCCTACACAAGCTCGGCTGGGTCACGATCGTCTACTGGAACAAGAACAACCAGAAGCTCGCCGAGTACCCGGTCGAGGTTGCGGGCGAGATGGAGAACGCTGTCAACCGGCGCGTCATCCACCTCCAGCAGTACGTCGACCAGAACAAGCTCCCGGCGTACGATCAGGACACCTGCGACACCAGCTTCTGCCGGTACGTTGTCTACTGTCGCGCGAAGGGCGCGCCCGTCTGAAAGGAAACCCATATGAATGCAAGGCCACTCCAGTTGTCCGCCACGTTCACGGTCGGGATGGTGACGATGGCGATCCTCGCTTCGTGTTCTGCGGAAGCGAACAAGAAGGTCGTCACCGCTGCGACTGGTCTCGGTGATGCCGCGTGCGCTCTCGCCCCTCTCTTGAGCGAGAACGACCCCAACGTGCGCCTCGTCTGCGACATCGAGCACGCCGTCTCCCCCGTGGTTCCCAAGGTCGTCGAGGTCGTCATGCGGACGAAGCCGCAGTCGGCGGATGGCGGCGCGCGGTCCTCTGCGGCACCGTCGGTCGTCTACGCCTGCTCCCCGGTTCAGACCAACACCACGAAGTAGCCACCACTGACAAGGAGAACGACATGTCTTCCGACAAGCAGCCGACCATCACCTCTCCCATGGGCAAGCCCCTCAGCGGCTTGTCCGTGGGAGAGTTTCTCGAAGTGCTCGACTTCTTCTTCCACCACAACAGCCGCGAGCGGAAGTACCTCACCGGACTCCAGCTTCACGAGTTCGCGGCGATGATGGTGGACCTCCAATCGACCAAGCAGTACGTCCAGGCGGCGAAAGAGCACGAGACCTCGCTGCGCGTCTTCGGCGATGTGGAGACCCTCGTGGCGGCGAGCCTGCCCTTCCGCGTCAAGACCAAGGACGAGGCGGCCACCCTCTACGCCGATCTCCTCAAGACCCTCACCGACAACCAGGGCGCCGAGGTCATCGTCGCGGTCGGCGTGGCGAAGCCGTGAGGTTCAAGTTCCGGCTCCCAAAGCGGGAGGAGGCACAGGGACCTCTCTTCGACGTCAACGCAGCCCAGGCGGCGGTGAAGGAGCGAATGAGGTCGCTTCAACTCCGCGCTCCTCGGCGTCCCCTCAACGAGAAGGGGGAGCCCCTGGACCCCCAACTTCCGCGAGACCTGACTGCCCTCTCGGACATCGCCATCGGGAAGATCCACGGCGAGTTCGCGCTGATGGCCCAGTACGCGACCCTCCACCTCGCCATCCTGGGCGTTGTCGCGGCGGCGACAAAGAAGGCCGACAAGATCACGCGGGCGAAGGTTCGGCTGGAGAAAACTGGAACGAACCCTGACAAGGAGGCTAAGGTCGAGGTCGATCCTCGTGTTCGGACCATCGGCTTCGATGTTCTGGTCGGCGAAAGTACCTGCACTCTGACGGAAGCGGCGCTCCAGGGGTACCTCATCGGGCGGGACGCGATCAGCCGGGAGATGACGCGGCGGATGGGTCTCGAACGACAGCGCAACGTCTGAGGTAAACGACCATGGACAACTCTGAGGACACGAAGGAGCTGCGTGTAGCGGCGGATACGGACGTTCAGCACCTCGCGACGGCGATCGTGCGATACAACGACGAAGGCAGCAAGGTTCACTTGTCCTGTATCGGCGTCCACTCGATCTCCCAGGGGGTGAAGGCGACGGCCATCGCGAACGGGAAGGTGGCCCCTGCGGGGTTCATCTACCTCCTCCTTCCCGCATTCGACATGACTCACTTCCGCGACAATCAGACGCAGGAGATGGTCGAGCGGACGGTCCTCAAGCTCCAGGTCATCAAGTACTCCCTAGGGTCGTGACGTGGGCGGCCGGCTGAGTAGAAACAAAGGCAAAAGGGGCGAGCGGGCCACGGCGACCGAGATCCGCGAGGTCTTCCCCGAGCTGGCCGATGACATTCGGCGCGGGTGGCAGACCCGGCGTGGCGATGACGAACCTGACGTCGTTGGCCTCGTCGGGTACCACGTCGAGGTGAAACACGGGAAGCAGCCCAACCCCCGGGCTGCACTCCTCCAAGCGGAGGGGGATGCGAAGAAGGGAACGATTCCCTTTGCTGTCATCCGCGACGACCGGAAGCGGCCGTTCGCGGTAATATCGTGGAAACACCTGTTGCAACTACTGAGGAGAGTGAAAGATGTCGAAGCAGGAACCGGACTACGTTCGCGGAGCCGAGGGGAAGTTCTACCTGGAGGTGGAGGGACCCGATGGCACCTGCGAGTACATTCCCGCCGACCCTGAGATCCAGGAGTTCGTCGCGCTGATGGACGCGCATGGCATGGCGACCGGGCGGTACCGCGCCGTGCGCGACCGCGCGGAGTATGCGCGCCAGCGTGAGGAGACGAGCCACAAGGCGTTCTTCGGTCTCGACCCGGACCACATGGACCCCCAGAAGGCGAGGCAGCGGATGCGGAGCGTTGACCAGCTCTCTCAGAAGTTCGCGCTGGCTGTCTCGGAGGAGCGTGCTGCCCCTGGCGGTGGCGGCTACAAGTTCGAGATCGTGAAGGACGAGGTCGCGACCGAGCTGATGCTGGCGGCGCAAAGGGCGGTCCAGTCGGGGACCCCACAGAGCCAGCTCGACTTCATCCCGTTCTCCCTCTACGGACACAAGCTCGTGACGAAGGGAGGGCGTCAGCTTCGTCAGGTCTTCAAGGGCGAGGTCGGGACGAGGCCGGACGGGACCATCGTCTGCCTAGAGAAGGGGTACGGCGAGGGGAACACCGTGCAGTCGGCGGGCGTCCCCGAGGGCGCGAAGGTGGAGCAGAAGGACGGGTACACCGTCACCGACACGCGCTCGAGCGCGGAGGAAGCCTCGTGACTCTCCTCGCCGGCAGCGTCACGGTCACGAAGGCGATGGAGGACGACGACTCCACGCCCCCGGTCCCCGTCATCGCCAGCTACGCGGAGGTCCTCGGCGGTGGTCTCGCGCAGGCCCTCTACACCGCGAAGAAGGCGGCGATGGACCCGCCTCTCAAGGACCCCCTCACGGTGCCCCCCGACTGGGCGGAGTACGACGATCAGGGGCACCCCCCGGTGGACCCGCTGCACCTTCACCCTCTCGGGGGTCAGACCGCTGACAGGTGGAGGTGGACGGCCAACAAGTCGAACTACTCGCGTCTCAAGGCGGCTGCCGACGAGGCGAACATCCTCGCGACGGCGATGGTCGACTACTTCACCGCGAACGCGCTGGTGACCGTCCAGGTGGCGTTGGGGGGTCTCCAGAAGTCCACGGCGGCGGGGAATCCGACCGATCCCCCCGCGTCCCCGGTCACCATCACCGGCACCATCACCTAGGAGAAGAGAATGGCTTTGCCTGAGTGGCAGGAAAAGAAGTTCGCGCGCGTCGAGATGGAAGGCATCCCAGCGAGTGACGAGTGCTTCATCGAGGCGACGGACGATGGCGGGTTCGGTTGGCTCGTCGTCTCCACGCGTGAGAACGGCAGCCACCTCTGCGTCATCCAGATGCAGGGGGAGGGGGCGACCAAGGAAGCGGCGCAGGCCGCGGCGGAGACGGCGTACAAGAAGGCGAGGGCGGCCAGCGCGGTCCTCGCGGAGGTGAGCAACTGATGAAGACGTTCGACGGCACCATCCCCCATCCCCCGGACACCCAGCCGGCCCCCCCACTCCTCCACGTTCATGAGAAGGAACCGGGCTGCTGTGGTCCGGTGACGGACCGTCTCTCCCTCGTGGCGAAGCTGAGCAAGATGCTTTCCCACGGTCATGCGGGTCTCGCGTCGGTCTACCAGAGCATCGCGAACGATCTGACACGAGAGGAGAACAAGATCGCTTTCCTCGATGCGGCGAGGAACCAGGAGCAGCTCGCGGCGGACAGCGCCCTCGTCACGACCCTCGACGTCCCCGAGGAGGAGCAGGGCCCTCCCCCACAGACGTGCGTGATCTGCGGGCTGCCGGTGGACGGGTCGGCGGTTCCCGTGGCGGATGGCGCGAAGGTGAGCCCCGGGGTCTACCACCTCGGATGCCTCTCGATCGCGATGAGCGCCGGCTAGGTGGAGAACGCGATGTGTTGCTGCAAGGGTAAGACGAACTGCGGGAAGAAGGGCTGTGACAAGCCCGAAGCGAAGAAGAAGAAGAAGACAAAGAAAGGCAAGTGATTCACGTGGCAAGCAAGAAGGCGTTCTTCACGGCCCCCGAGATCAAGTTCAACAAGTTCAACAAGGCGAAGGCCGCGGCGGAGATCGCCGGCCTGGACCTCAAACAGCTCCAGGCGGCGTACCTGGAGCTGTCCGAGGACCTGCATGACGCCCAGGAGGAGTTGACGATCATCCAGCATCGCCTTGGGCAGGTCGCCCAGTTCGCCTACAAGGTTGCGAACGAGTCGCTCTTCTAGGCCGTCACGAGACGGCGTCCGGTACGGGAGAAGGGGGTGAGCTTCGCCTCCTTCTTCCATTCTGGGACCCCGAAGCCGAAGACGGGTTGGTTGTCGATGATCATGTAGCCGCCGTCGGTCATTGTGAACGGCGCCTTGAGCAGCCCCATCTTGTCGAAGCGACGAGTCTTGCTTCCCACGTTGAACCAGTCGGGGAGCACGTAGTTCGAGACCCAGACGAGCGAGCGGTCGTGCAGGATGACTGGGTACCCCCCGTCTTCGACAGGGTCGGCCGACTCGTAGGCGACCATTCTCCCGTCGGGCATCGCGACGTTGATATTCGCGGAAGGGTCGGCGCGTAGCTCGAGGATCTCGTGGGACGCGATCGCGGAGACGGAGACGGGCCCATCGGTGAGGGTGCCCCCGTTTGCGAGGATGACGTCCACCAGGACCTTGCCGGTCGGGAGACCCGTGTCGGGGTCGATCCAGTGGGCGCCGAGGGCGTTCTGTAGGTCCGCCGCGCTGTCGACGATCCAGATGCGGGTGGGCGGCGCGGAGGCGCGGTCGGACGCATCCCAGGGGATGACGGACGACGCGGCGAGATCCCAATCCGCGCAGAACTCCTTGAGCTGCTTGGTGGTCGCGTAAGCGATCTTGCTGAGAAGCGCGAGCGGTACCTTCTTCGAGGTGCTGAGCAAGGCGATTTGCATTAGAGTGTCTCCTGTTCCACCGGAGTGCCGGGGTGAGGAAAGGGTAGCGAGATGCCGACCATCAGGGAAAGAATCGTCGAGGTAGCACGGCTGTTCATCGGTTGCGGGGTCACGGAGCAACGCGAGAGGTACGTCGACCTCCTGATGGCCCCGGAAGACCCTCCGAGGATGCGTGACTACTACGCCGGCAAGAAGACCTCCGGCTGCGCCCTCGTCATCGCGGGGTTCCTGCGGCTCATGGGACTCCAGTCCCCTGTCCTCCGCTACTACACCATGGGGTTCGCGATGGCGAACCTGTCCACCATCGCGCGAGCGAGCAACGCGGTTCGAGAGCGGTACGACTTCCCGGAGCCTGGTGATTGGGTTCGCGTCGGCGGTGGTTCGGATGGCGGTGGGGATGAACACGTTTTCCTCGTCGAAGAGGTCACGAAGGACAAGGAGTCCGCCTGCTGGAAGGTGCGCGTCATCGAAGGCGGGCAGCGGGACGCGGAAGGGAATGAGATCATCCTGGAATCCGAGCACCGCTGGTTCTATTCTTTCGGCGTGCTCTGGGATGAACACGGGACGATTCACCGCATGGTGCGGGAGATCGTCAACATCGAGAAGCTGCCGTTCCCGGATGGGGAACAGGAGCAAGACAAGTGAACGCTCTCTACAGAATCGGGAAGACGATCAGGTGGGAAGCCGCCCACGTCCTCAAGGGCCTGCCCAACGACCACCCCTGCGGAAACCTACATGGGCACAGCTACAAGGCGGAGATCGTCCTGTACGGGGAGAAGCTCGACGAGACCGGGTTCCTCCTCGATTTCAACGTGCTCAAGGCCGTGCGGAACGCCCTCGACCACAAGACCCTGAACGACCTGCCGGAGTTCAAGGCGAAGAACCCCAGCGCCGAGAACATCGCGGCGTGGATCGTGGACAAGGTCTGCGGCCTTCTCCTGGCGATGGATGCGGACGCGGAGGTGGGCCTTGAATCCGTCACCGTCTTCGAGACGGAGACCTCGTGGGCGCAGATCGTCCTTCCCACGAAGGAGCTGGCCTGATGCGCGTCGTAGATTTCGAGGGGTACTGCTGGCCCACGGTCCAGGGCGAGGGCGTCCTGGTCGGGATGCCCAGCGTCTTCGTGCGCCTGCAAGGGTGCGAGTTCACTTGCTCCTGGTGCGACACCAAGGGGTCGTGGGACGCGAAGGCCGGCGCCGAGAGGACGGTCGATGAAGTCGTGCAGGACGTGAAGTCCTACGGGATCCGTCACGTCGTCATCACAGGAGGGAACCCGTTCCTACAGGCCGAGGAGTGCACGACGCTGGCGTACCGGCTCGGGCTCACCGGGCGACACGTCACCGTCGAAACCCAGGGGAGCCTCTTCCACCAGGAGCTTTGCTTCGCGGCGGACCTCCTCTCCATCTCCCCGAAGCTGCACCATCCGCGGATGGTGGCGGACCTGTACCGCTTTCTCGTGACCCAGCGGGACCACGGACGGAAGCGGGAGACGCAGATCAAGATCGTCGTCTCGACTCGGGAGGAAGTTCACGATGCGAACGAGCTGTTCAAGGACGTGAAGGATTTGTGGGGTAGCGCAGGAAACCCCCCTCACTTCGTCGTGCAGCCCGAGTACAGCAAGGGGCGGGAGTTTCTTCTAGAAGTCACCGAATACTTCGTCAGCCTGCGGCGGGTTGGGTTGACAAGTGCACCAGATGTGCGTGTACTCCCCCAAGCACACAAGCTCCTTTACTCCTTGAGGTGAACGCCATGTTCTCGGTGATGGTGACGGACGAGCGGACGGGAAGGGTTGAGACCCTGACGGGCCATCGTCTCGTCATCGTCGTCGAGCGTGACGACGCCGATGGGTCGGAGTGCGACATCCACACGGCGGGTATCCAGGAGACTGGGACGACATGCGAGCTACTCGGCGACGCGCGAAGCAGCCTTCGACGCGAGATGCAGGTTCCGACGACCGCGACGAGACACTGAACCGGCTATCAGAGTCGTTGGAGAAGGTCCTCGATGGGCTTCCCATCCTAGAGTCCGCTCACCTCGACCTCGCCAACACCCCGATGCGGGTGGCTCGTATGTACTACGACGAGCTGCTCTCGTCGTACCGCGACGATAAGCGAGCGGAGTTCCTTGCGAAGCTGACCACCTTCGACGCCGACGGGTACAACGAGATCGTGATGGTGGCGGACGTGCCCTTCGCGTCTCTCTGCGCCCACCACATGCTCCCCTTCGTCGGCGTGGCACACGTCGGGTACATCCCCAGGAAGCGGATCGTCGGGCTGTCGAAGATCCCGCGGATCGTCGACTTCTTCTCACACAAGCTCCAGACTCAGGAGCGGCTGACGCTAGAGGTCGCTGACTTCTTCGTTGACCTCGTGGATCCGGCGGGGGTCTTTGTGGTGATGGAGGCGTCCCACTACTGCATGATCATGCGCGGCGTGCAGAAAGCGGGTTCCATCACTTCCACGGCCGCCCTCCGAGGCGTCGCGACACGGCCCGACGTGAAGTCTGAGTTCAACCAGCACCTCGCGAGGGTAAAGAAAACCTCTTGATTGTCGGTCCGTCCCGGGGTAATATCTTGGAGTCACTTACGGACGACGGAGGCGACATGGTCGAAGAGGTAAAGGCGAAGGAGTTCCGCCTGCCCCTGTACTTGTGGTGCTGGGCGTACGAACACCAGAAGTCCCGCGAGGTGTGCGCCCTCGCTCGATACCGAGAGTGTAAGGTGTGCAACATCCCAGGAGCGATCAAGTACAAGCTCTCGATTTCCACCAGACAAGCAAACCAGATCAAGAGGACGCTATACAATGTTCGACTGGACACAGAACGAGCGCGAGACAGTGCTGGCGGCGGCGGTAGCGGTCGCGGAAGCGCGCGGCCTGCACGTCAAGACAGACGAACTGGTCGTTCTTCTGCTGGCCGAGGCTCTCGCGGACGTGGTGAACCGGAACCGGCCTACGATCTCGTCGTTCGAGACGACGACGACCAGCTCGACGACTAGTGACATGGTGGGCGGGGCGCAGGTCATCCAGCTTTTCGGGCGGAAGGGGAGCGTTCCACCTACCGTGGCTGCCGGCGGTGGTGACGAGGAGGAGAAGGAGAAGAAAAAGCTCCTCGTTTTGCAAGATCGTCTTGTGGAAGTCATCGACTCGCATTACAGTTCCCTCCACCAGTCGATCGACAACCTCGGCTGCCGGGGGAACTGCTACTCGTGTCCGAATCCGGAGGCGACGGAGCATCCCGGAGTGAGGGCACAGGTCGTCGCGTGTCTCACGGCGGTGGTTGAGGGCCTCGACCTCGACCGCCATCTTCTCGAACTCGAGGACTGAAAGAAGAAGGCTCGCATGAAGATCAATACCAAAAAGAAGGTGGGCAAGCTCTCGGTGAAGTCGACCAAGAAGGCCGCCCCCAAGACTGGGAAGAAAATGCCCGTCATCAAGAAGAAGGTCCCCATCACTTCGACCACCAAGAAGCCGGCCGCGGCGGCCAAGGCGGCGCCCCCGAAGGAGAAGAAGGCGCGCGCACCGAAGGGCGAGGCGCGCCCGCGCGTCGTCACGGACCCCACCTCGGCCCAGGCGAGGCTCATCGAGAAGCTCGACAAGAACTTCGCTGGGATCAAGCTGATGGAGGAGGAGAACCAGGCGTTCCTCAGCGACCTGCTCGAGTCCCTCGGTGGCGCCACGACCTTCGTTCACCCGAAGCTCGGCCCGATGACCGTGATGACGCGGGGCGAGCTCATGTACTGGCGCGTCAAGCCGGTCGGTCGGAGGGGGAACGGTGACAAGAAGGCGGCGAAGCCGGCGGAGAAGGCTTCGACGAAGGCGGCGTGACCACAGGGTCACGGGGCCAGCGCTGGGCGACGGCGCGAGACCGGGTCGTACGGCTGGTGACGAACCAGCAGGGGGTCCAGATGTACTCGCGCCGGATCGTCTTCTGCGTGACGGGACTTTCTCCTGAGGAGCGGGAGCGGCTCCGCCTCGAGCCCGTAGGCGCGGAGAGGTTCTCTCCTCCGACTGAGAGCAACCCCGGCGGATGGTGTCACGTCAAAGAGAGCGAGCTCTCTTTCGAGTCCTGCGCGAGCTGCCCCCTCAACGAGGGCTTCCGCGAGGAGCAGACCCACACCCTCAAGGCGGACACGGTCCGCGGCTTCAAGAAGTTCCGGCTCACTATCGCGTAGGGTGGCCGGCGGAATAGCGGAAAGAAATCTCTTTACTTCTTCTCCGGGGCGCGGTAGTTTCGGGGAGTCACGAAACGGAAATGAAAGGGAACTGAATCGTCATGGCAACCGACCTCTCCAAGATGGGCTTCAAGGATCTCCGTGTTTTCGCGAAGTCGCTCGGCATCAACCCGAGCGGCCTGGACCTCAACAACCTCGTGCGCGAGATCGAGAGGGCGCAGAAGGTCAAGGCGGGCAAGGGCACCCCGGCGGACCCGAACGCGGGGAAGAAGGCCGGTGTGCGGCGGAGCGAGACGGGCGTCGCGTCGGCCCCAGCGAAGCCGCGCGAGGAGGAGGAGGAGGAGGCCGCGGAGGAGGAGGCGCCCCCCGCGAAGGAGAAGCGCGTAGCGAGGAGCGCCGCGAAGCCGCGCGACGACGAAGAGTCCTCCGCGGTATCCTCTGAGATCGTCGCTGCCCTCGCGGCGGCGAACGAGAAGATCGTCGAGCTGAACGACACGGTCGAGGCACACGACACCTTCATCATCATCCTCGCGAAGTTCGCGGCGTCGCTGGCCTCCGAGATCGGGATGGAGGTCCCGGAGGAGATCAAGCCGCTCCTCGACCTCACGGACGCGGACGGCGCGGAGGAGACCGATGAGGCGCCTCCTGCGAAGAAGGCTGCCAAGTCCAAGGACGAGGAGGAGGAGGACGAGGAAGAGGACGAGGACGACGAGGAGGAGGAGGAGGACGAGGAGACCCTCGACATCTCTTCGGAGGAGCTGGAGAGCGCAACCGTGGAGCGGCTCACCGAGATCGCGACGGCGATCAACGAGAGCGGCAAGGGCGAGATCAAGATCGTCAAGTCGGCCCGCATCATGCGCGACGCCATCCGCGACTTCCTCAACAAGAACGCCGAGGTCGTCACGACCGAGGACCCGAAGTCGAAGAAGACGGGCCAGATCCCCCAGAAGAAGACGCTCGAGGTCCCTGAGGGGTTCCGCCTCGGCGCAAAGGTCGAGGTCAACTTCGGCGAGGATGGCGGATGGCAGCCCGGCGCGATCCAGACCATCGACGACGTCGAGGGCAAGTGCGACGTAACGCTCGACGACGGCGAGGAGTGTGAGGCCGAGTGGAGCGAGATGCGCGTGAAGTCGGCGGAGCCGAAGAAGCGCGTCGTCAAGAAGTCGTAGTCGCATCGGCGACTCGGGGAACGGGCTGGTCCCGTTCCCCATCTGCGACGGGTCGTCCAAGTCAGGACACCGGGAGGGAATCGCCCGGGATGGTGGTTCAAGTCCACCCCCCTCGCCCAAAGAAAGCGAGGTGATTCTTATGGCGTAGCCCCTACCAATCACGCGGCCGGCTCACCTTGGCGGGCGGATCGGTGGAGGCGAAGCAAGAACTGGTAAACGCTTCGGCGTGTGCTCAAGGGCGTCGGTTTCAACCAGGTCGGCGCCCACCTGGAAGCGGTAGCTCAGACGGTAGAGCGAGCGTCTCTCGACACGCATCGGTCGGAGGTTCGAGTCCTCCCCGCTTCCCAAAGTTCGTCCACAGAAGTCCCCACCCCGGCTTGACTCCCCGGGGTGGGGACTTTGCCTTTTCTGCGGTATGATCTGCAAATGACCGTTGACGAGAAGTACGATGCCTGGCAGGAAGTAGACATGCGGGTGATCGACTTGGTTGGGCAGCGGTTCCACAAGCTCACCGTTCTCGCGTTCGACCATGTGGGAGACAAACGCCAAGAGAAGTGGTGGCGTTGTCTTTGCGACTGTGGTCAAGAGGTAGTGCTCCCAGGGCACAGGCTGCGAACGCGGTCCAAGTCCTGCGGATGTCTTGAGCACGCACGGCGCGACGTGGAGGAACGCTTCTGGGAGAAGGTCGACCAGACCCTCGATGCGGAGGCGTGCTGGCTATGGGTAGGGAGCACAACATCCGCAGGGTACGGACAGTTCAGTCTTCCGACGGGACTTTCAGGAAGGGACCGAACTCGCTTCGTGTACGCACACAGGTTCGCGTACGAGCTGGTGTTTGGTCCTTTCGAGGGGTACTTGCTGCACAAGTGCGACACACCCCGATGCGTGAACCCGTGGCATCTCCGTCCCGGCACGCAGAAGGAAAATATGGATGACGCGCTGGCAAAGGGTCGACTTCGCCACATGCGAGGAGAGACCCACCCCTCCGCGAAGGTGAGCGACGTTATTGTTGACGCCATCCGTAAGCGCGTGGCGGACGGGGAGGCGCAAGTTAGCGTCGCGAAATCAGTAGGACTGAGCCAGCCGATGGTGAGCCTCATTGTGAATGGGAAGAGGAGGACGGAACGTGGCGCTACCCGTAGCTTCTGACTTTGTGGGTGTCGGCTTCCTGTGTTTACTGGGGACCACGATTTATTTGGCTGGTGGCGAGGTGGAGACCCTCACGAAGGCACTGCTCGACAACGGGGTGAAATCAATCCTCTACTCTTTCTACTACATCCACCAGATGAAGAAGGAACGCTTCATCGCGCGGATGCAGGCTGCGTACCCTGACGTCTCCTGGTTTCTCGACTCCGGCGCCTTCACGTACGCAGTGTTCGCGAGGGCGCAGCCTGAGAGACTGATGCCTGTCCACGAATACAAGCGGCTCTACTTCAACTACATCGACGAGTTCGGCTCCCCGTACGACCGGATCACGGAGTTGGACATCGAGTTCGAGCTGCCCGAATGCACGATGGAGCTGATCGACGATTGGCGGGAGGAGATGTTGACGCGGTGGCCTGACCTGAACATCACCCCCGTGTGGCACTCCTGGCGAACGTTGGAGCGGTGGACCCACTATTGCCGCGATAAGCGAATCAAGACTCTTGCCATCGGGCGCAGTTCGGGCGGTTCCGGCATCCACCGCAGGCTCCTCATGGAGGCGCGGCGGTGGGGGAAGCCCGTCCACGGGTTCGCAATGACCAGGATCAACACCGAGTTGAAGGAGGTGCCGATGGACTCCGTGGACTCGACGTCCTGGGTCATGGGCCAGAAGTACGGCACCACGTACATCTTCCGTGGGAACAAGTTCCTCGTGCTCTCGAAGGACAACGGCGGAAAGGCGAAGCGCAGGCTCTACAGGGGGTACTACAAGGCGATCGGCTGCGACCCCGACAAGGTCATAGCCGATGACGTGGCGGAGGTGCGGAAAGCGAACATCATCGCTTGGCGAAACCTCTCCGCGCGCTTCGTTGAGATGCGGAAGCGGATGGGACAGACTCTCCACACAGGTTGGCCGGAGGGGTTCAAGCCTGGGGTTCCAGTCCCCGAACCCCTCGTGAGGCCGGCGTCGGAAGGAATCATCTCGGCTTCCTTCGGGACACCTGGTCGGGTCAGTACCATCAACGCCTGGAGAGAACACGATGTCGAACGAGCACAACCCCCGAAAGAGCGCCCCCTCACTTCCGAAGAACCGTCTCGTGCACCCCTGCCTCGAGAACCTGAGGACGACTGACCCGGACCTATGGAACGAGATTGAAGCAATCCACGGCGCCTTCATCTCACTGGACGGGAATGTGGGGTCGCTGGAGGCGATGATGCGAAAGTCTTCTCTTGACGTCGTCGCGGGATTTGGTAATATCTCAGAGGTAATCAACAACGTCGCGGGCGGAGTGGCCGTCGGCGGACAAGCGAAGGAGCCAGCGAGTGAAGAACGAGAAAATGACCGAGGAGCTGCGCAGGGACCTCACGAAGGCGGCGAAGGACGCGCTTCAGATACAGGGCGCCTGTAACCTCTCCGGCGTTGTCCACTCCTGGAGCGCCGCGGTCTCTCTCCTCTGGAGGGTCAACAACGTGGTCGTGCCCCTGACCGGCGGGACCCACTGGGTGAACCCGCACCCTATCAACGTCCTGTTCGCGGCGAAATGCGCGAGTCTGACGGACATCTACTGGGGCATGGCGGCCCATGGTAGCGAGCGCGTCTTCTACGACGCCCTGGCGTACTGCGAGGCGATGGTGAAGGACCCCTCGAGCACCCCCGTCGACTACCGCTGCTTCGGGAAGGAAGGCGAGTGACATGTCCCTCTACATCCGGAACCCAGACCAGCCCTTCGACCTCTGCGCGAAGAACACGGAGGGCGAGTTCGCCCACCTCGACCTCCAGCCGATGATCGAGAAGGCAAAGGCGGATGGAGACTGGGATCAGCCGCTCACGATCCTGACGGGGCGCGAGGCGGTCTACGCGGCGATGCACTCGTCGAAGGCGCACCCGTTGACTTACAACATCGGCGACCGGACCGTTCCCATCGACCCGCGGGTCGCGCTCCAGATGATCAAGCTGGCAGGGAAGATCGCGGAGTCCGACGTCGACTACCTCAAGCTGACGTCCGACGCGATCACGATCCAGGTGCACGACCACGCCCACGACCGTGAGGCGATGTACCTGCGCGAGGTGCTCGAGTACCTCGACTCGTACGGGCATAGCGACAGCGTTCGCGTCATCGCCCGCATCACCCCTCCCCACGGCGAGGATACCGGCTACGCCGACCTCTATTTCCAGTGGTACCGCGGCATCGAGTGGCGGACCGAGATCGTCGGCGGGATGGTGTACCGCAAGAGTAGCGATCCGAAGTACACCGGCTGGTCGGTCCACACGTAGAGCGGACGATGCGCGGCTGAACTACCACAAGAGAAGAGGCTGATATGTTCGATACCACCAAGCGGGTCAAGGTCCGGAATCCGTCGCGGCGCGAGGTGCGGATGGAGGAGGAGAAGAGGCAGCTCCAGCGCGTGCGGGAGCAGGTCGAGGCGGGGACGTACCAGTACGTGAGCCCCAACCCCCTCCGCCTCCTCAAGGCCCAGCAGGGTCGGCGGGCGAGGCGGTCGTGAGCGATGCGCTAATCTTCACCGACTCCAAGCCGCGGGAGTGGACCCCGAAGGAGTGGGCGTTCGCCATCCACCAGGTCAATGGGTACCAGGAGTACGGCCGGCTTCCGAAAGACCAGAAGGGCGCGGCGGCCCTCAAGTACCTTTCCCTCCTCCTCGAGTCCCACCCCTGCCCCCAGTGCTTCCAGACCGTGAACGCGGTCCAGGCGGGGCCGGCTGATCTGACCCTCGACCCGGATCGGGGGACCGAGCTGGGGGAGTTCGCCTGCCCCGGGTGCGGGGCGTCCCTCTACCGGGTCGTGCCGCCGACGGACGGCGGGCGGGGATGGTTCTGGCGGCTCATCAAGCACCCCGACGTGGAGGCCCCGAGCGTGGTCGCGACACTCGAGGCGGCGGAGCAGGGCGTCATCCAGGCGGCCGTCGCGTGGCGGAAGAAGTTCATCCCCAGCGGAAGCCACATGGCGGAGGACATCGAGCTGCTCCAGAAGGTCGACGAGTACGGCGCGGCCGTGACCAGGTTCGGGCGGTAGTGGCGGAGGGGGCCTTCTACCTCCTCGGTCTTGTCTTCGCTATCTGTATTGTGAAAGACTCGGTCTCTCATTGGCACGGGTAGCGAAGCGGGACCTATCTCTTCCCGCAACTCATCGAGACAGAAAGCGCACGCGATACAATGGCAGAAAACAAGTGGGGCGTGGTGATGGAAGGGAAGGCACCCACCCGGACGGTGACCCTGGTCATCGAGCCTGCCGAGGCCACGAAAGGTCGGGTCGTCCTCGTGGGGGGCACGCTCGTCGGGTCGACCAGGATCGTCGGTGACGACTTCGAGCTGCACGAAGCGTACCTCGCGGCGGCGAAGGCGCTCTACGTCATCTCTGGGCGGCTGCACCCCAACGCGGCGGTGCGGAGCGTCACCATGGACGAGCTGCTGCGGGGTTGACCCCCGGACGGAGGACGAAGTGCCGAAGATGAAGCCCGGGAAGGGCGCGAAGATCGACCACCTGGGCGAGCGGGCCCGGGAAGACGCGGAAGAGGGTCAAGGCGGCGTTTTGGGCGCGGAGGGTACCCCTACCCTATCCCAGCGGTACAAGATGCGCCTAGGTGGCGTTCTGGCGGCAGCAAAGGCGGTCCCGGCGGACCCCCTTCCGGCGGAACCGACCCCGACCCCCATCCAGATCGTCGAGCCGAGCACCTCCCCGCCGGCCAACTCCACCACGGTCTCCCTGGAGCGAAGGCACTCACTTCCCATCCTCGGGCAGGGGATCGTCGACATCGCGGCGGAGAAGAAGAAGCTCGACAAGGTCCCGCGCCTTGGGTGTTCGACGTGTTCGATCGGGCCGGACTGTTCCGAGTTCAAGGAGGGGCACATCTGCAAGTTCATCGACACGTTCGAGGCGTTGCCACCAACGGACGTAGACTCGGTGATGGAGTCGATGCGCAGGATTGTCCTCAAGAACTCGGCGCGAATGAACCGCGCTTTCTTTTCGGAGGAGATCATGGCGGGCGGGCAGCTCGACATGAACGTCACGCGGCAGAGCCAAATCGTTCTTGGTCAACTCCAGGAGTTGTTGGCCCTCCAGCGCGAAACCCAGCGGGTGAGCGTGCAGGTCGTGGGGGATGGAGGACCGAAGGCGCCGGGCATCCTGTCCCAGTTGTTCGGGTCCAACCCGGCGCAGCTCAACCCCCAGGAGATGTTGACGCTCCATCCGGAGCACGAGGACAAGGAACCCGCGACGGTTGTCGCGGAGACGGAGCAGAAGACATGAAACGGCGGGTTTATGCGTCGATCAGCCCCATTTTCTTCGCGGTGGCTTTCTACGCGTCGTCCATGGCGACAAGGGAGCGCCTCACGCGGATCGAAGTGAAGATCGACTCGATGCTCCCCCTGTGCGCGGAGCAGAGGCTGTGACCCCGTTCATCATCGCGTGCGTCACCGAAGCGGTGGTCATCGCCGCGCTCTGGAAGCTGCTGAACAACAGGAGGGGTGCGTGAGGAACGACGGCAAAAAGCGCGTGGTCGTGGGGAGCGCGGTGGAGAAGGCCAAGACGACGGCCTCAAAGGAAGACTTCATCAGTCAGACGCGGGCGGACGAGGCGTGGATGTGGCTGATGGTTTCTAGCACGCTCGAGCGCCTCATCACTCACTGGTGTGGGGCGAAGGACCTGGGCGCAGTCTTCCGTTTCCTCATCGAAGCGAGCGCGCACTCTAAGGCGCGGGAGGATTTTCTCGACCTACAAAGCGTGATCCGACGCGCTCCGTACGATGACGTATCCGTCTTCGATGAGGAACGAAAAGCCGTCACTTCCAAGGAAGAGTACGCGAGGCACACCGAAGCGAGCCGAGCGGAGTTTGCGAACGAGCTGCTCCGCGCGTGCGAACAGATCATGGGGCTGTCCCCAGAAGGGGCACGCCCAACGGTCACGGAAGTAGAGAAGTGGCTCTTGATGTCGCGACGGGAGCAGGACGAGGCGTACACCGCGAAGCGCAAGTCGGTAGATCAATACGGGCGGGCCACAGGTGAACCCGTGCGTCTGGACGAGATGTCCTACGGCCCACCGATGATCTCTCGTGATGCGTACGACGCGATGAGCGGCGCGCTCAGCAGGAGGTCGCGATGATCTCCTGGAAGATGCAGATCCTCTCCGTGGTCTACGACCCGGAGCAGAAGAAGGGCGTGGAGGTCTGGCAGGACGTCCATCCGACCAAGTCCCCGCGGCCCTACGAGTGGGCGGACAAGGAGGAAGCGGAGCGGTGCATGGGCGTCTACTACCCCGGGATCAAGAGCGTTGGCCCAGATGCGCGAGTTCGGGTGATCGAGGCCCGTGAGTGATGGAAGAGACGATCATTTTTTACTATCGCGGGGACGTGGAGAGGGTCGCAAAAGGCGGGTTCAAGTGGCACCGCGGGTACTCGGAGACGGCGTGGACGGGCCGCGTCCTGTACCCGTGGATGACGAAGCGCGAGGCCATGGAAGACGCGAAGCGGCGAGGGGTGAAAGCCAGGTTCGTGGAAGAGGAGGGAGTCTAATCGTGGGCATCATCGTCAACACCGACTTCACCAAGCTCATCGACCGGCGGAAGGAGCCGATCCGGTGGGCGATGACCCTCCAGACCTACATGCATTGGGTCTCGGAGTCGCGGATGGCGGCGGAGCGAGGGGATGTTCCCGTGGCCAAGTTCTGCGGGAAAATCTCGGAAGAGATCCACGAGACGCTCTGGTAGGAGGACACCATGCGAGACGGCGTAGAGCACGGGAAGCGGGTCGAAGTGGCTGACGTCCTGCGTGACAAGGCGCAGGAGCTCGAAATGGGGGTCGCGGCGGAAGGCGTGATCACGGACCTCGACCTGCGCGAAGTTCGCGGGAGCGGGGAGGCATTGGCCGAGGGGGGAACGAAGCGCACCAAGACCATCACCCTCACCATCACGTACGAGGACCAGTAGCAGCAGAGAGACCCCACAGACCCCCAGAGGGAGCAGGAACCCACCTTGCCACAAGCGAGGTGGGTTCTTTGCGTTCAGGGGCCCGAAACGGGTTCGCGGGGCGATGGCAAGTTTGCGGGAGCGGAAGGAATAATCGGGACGAGGGAAGCTCTTTGTTTAGTGTAGAGAGGTGCGAAGAGGATAGGAGGGGTGCAGGATGTTCCCACGTCTGGAGGGAGGGGAGGAGATAGGTGGGGGAGGCGGTAGTACACCCAACTCACTTGGCCGGCTGCTGTAAGTGCGCTATTTTACAGCGGAAAACCCCTCCGCGTTGCGACGGGCGGATGTGGCCAAAAATATCTTGCATCGTTTTGTTCTGCCCCACAAAAAATATCTTGCATCGTTTTGTGCCGCCCCCCAAAAAGTGTCTTGCGCCCCCCCGTGCCTTGCGCTGTTTTCTGGTAAGGAGCTACACAATGACGACGCCAAAACGTACCCGGCCGACCGCCACCCTGACCCCCACCAAGGAGGCCACCACGGTCCTCGACACCATCGCCGACCGTGGGGGCATCTTGAGGTTTCGAGCCTGTGAAAAGATCCTGCTTGCTTACTCCCCTAAGCACCCACCCGAGCAGGCTAACTTTCGGGAATCGCAGTGGAAAGTCCAGCCGAGGGTCTCCCGGCTGACCACGTCGCAGAAGGCGCGTCTCGCCGCCGGTGGTCGTCCTCCGACCACCCAGACGAGCAAGCGTCCTCCAGCCCCCTGAAACCGGGCGCAGATGGTACCCGCGGGGTGCCCAGTCTGGAAAAAGCGTACACCGTAAGTGTGTTCATTCACTTCCTTACGTCACCCCCCAAAGTAGCGGGGGCGAGGATAGGGAAGTGAACGGACTCACTTGTCATACCTTTCCCACCCTAACGTGGCGTAATCTCTGACGATTCCTCGCGAGGGCACCCCCGGATCCTAGACCCCCTCTAGGAGTGTCGCGGGGGTCGGAAAAAATGAACGGAACCTATTGCGAGTTGTCCGGGGAGTGACTACGGTTGGGGTCCGGTCAACGGACCGACGGGGACCCCTACCGAGGACAGGGGAGCGGACGCGCGACAGGCGCGGGAAGGACTCGGCGGACACCCCCCCAACCTCCGGAGGAGCGCGGGATCGGGTCACGAAACCGGGACACCCCCACGGGTGTTTGACATTGACGCGACGTCACTTCCCGTCCTGGGACACCAGGAGAGGGCGTGGCGTCCCCTAGAACCGTTCCGCGGAGTGACCACGGGCGGTACTAGGAAGCGTCCCGGCGCGCGACCCGTCCTGTGCGACGGGCGACGCGAGGTCTCTCATGACCGCGTCCCCTGTGAGGGGACAGCGCGGCGTGTAGGGGCGATGGTTCTCTAGTCCCCAAGGGTGACACCAGGATCCAACCGACGATCGGACGCGACAAAGAAGTGAATCAGAGTACCTAGCGGGTTTCAGCGCGGAAGCGGAAACTCTGAGTGGTTCCAGTCACTTGGACCTGCTCTAAACGTTGGCGAAAAGTGAAACGGATTACTAAGCGCGGCGAAGGTGCGGCTCCGGTGAGAGCGAAGGGAATAGGGAGAACCAACTATAAACTTTCCCCCCTGGTTGGGTGGGAAAGTCGTGTGTAGCAATGTCCTCCGTTGACTTCTCTCCCCGCGGAGGGTGAGAAGTCAGTGTGTATGATTCCCAACTGCGGAAAATACACCGGCGGGGAGAGAAGTCAGCGGAGGACGTTGCAGGCACGTCCACCGTCGGGTTCTGGGAGGCAAAGATGGTAAATAACCAAGGTTGCTTCCTGGAACCCGACGGTGGACGTCGGAAACACACAGGAGTCGAGATATGAGTAAGATCAAGATGATGAAGGCGGCGGCGAAGGCGGCGAAGGCGGCGAAGGCGATGGAGGTTAGGGCCCCCATCACCCCCGCGGAAGCCAAGGACGTCCTCGCGGAAATGGTCGGTGAGACCAAGGTGGAGACGAAGGTCCCCACTGAGGTCAAGCCGATCACCCCCGCGGAGGCGGACGAGAAGCCTGCCGTCGTCATCGAGGCGAAGAAGGCGGAGAAGCCGCCGGTCGTCGAGAGGGAGTGGGAGTACCCCGGTCTCCCGACCGGGCTCTCCTTCGAGGACCTCAAGGTCGGTATGGTGGTGTGGGGGATCAAGAACCTCACCCGCGAGTCGCCCTTGGTGTTCCCGAAACTCGAGCGGGCGTTCCACGTCATGAAAATGACGGTGCTCACCCTCACGGGTACCCTCTTCCCGAACGACGACGAGATGGACTTTTCGGAGGCTTTTGGTCTCCCCATCCTGGCCCGAACGGACAAGGACGGAAAGATCATCGAGCCGCTCGGGAAGTTCGACGGTCTCCTTCTTGGCGACGGTCGCGAGGAGATGTTCGTGTGTGGCGAGGCCGTTGACCCCGACATTACGGGGAACCTGGTCTTCACTTTCGACGACGCTGGCAAGGCGGCGGCGGAGGCGGCTGCCAAGTTCCTCAATGCGCGGGGGAAGGGGCTCTTTCTCAACGCGTACATCGCGCAGCTCAAGCGCGATGCGATCCTCTCCAGCAGCAACGCGGAGAAGGTCACTGAGTACCTGATGAGCGCGGACATCGGTTCGATCTGGCGGGCGAAGACCGTGTTCGACGGTCTCGCCGGGGAAACCAACGCGGGTCACAAGTCCGTCAGGTTCCCCAAGGGGTTGGACAGGAAGGGGATGGTTGACCAACTCCTCGGTCTGCGGCAGCTCATCAAGGAGGAGAACCGAGTCGCCTACAATGCGAAGGCGAAGGATCTCCACTTGGCGGCGGTCGCGGAGCGAAACGAGCTGGACAAGGTCTGGAACGTCCCCGAGGGTCGCCATCTGGGCGACAGCGAGACCGCGACCGAGCAGTCCAACCGGAAGCGCGCCGCGGCGAAGGCGGCGGAGAAACTCGCCGCTACGAAATCGAAGGCGGTCAAGGCGGCGGAGGGTGCGAAGATCCCCACCATCGACGAGATGCGCGCGTTGGTCGCGGCGGCGGACGCGAAGAGGGCGGAGGCGGCGCTCAAGAAGACCGACCTCCAGGCGGCGGCGACGACGGTCCACACGGCGAAAAAGGCCGTGCGCGACGTCGTGAAGATCATCACGAAGCAGTAGCGACTCCTGGCGGTGGACGTGCCTGCAATGTTCTTCGTTGAAGTCAATCGGAGGAGGACAAGCAAATGACCAAGAAGGATTACGTAGCGGCGGCGAATCTCTTGCAGCGAACGAAGGCGTCGTACGCGGACAAGATGCTCGTCGTCAGGGTGTTCGTGGCGTTCTTCGAGGCGGATAGCCCCCGGTTCAATGAGGACCTGTTCGTCGAGGCTGCCATGAAAGGCGCGGTGAAGCAGTGGGATTGACCAAAAGTTCCTCGGGTCGCAAGCCCGCGGAAGGGAAGAGGCCGTTCATCGTGGGAGTCATCCTCCCAGGTCTCGAGCACCTCGGGTTTCGACCCTGGGGCTCCTACGCGACCCAGGACGTCGCGAGCCGCACGGCGCGGCGTCTGCGGAAGCGGGGCCTCTACCGCGAAGTGAGGGTGTTCAACGCGCACAGGGACGACAAGGTCGAGAGCGAGGCGGCCAAGTGGGCGGAACATAGCGCGATGGTTCACTAGCGAGCTGCTGCCCATCACGACATCGTGGTGGGTAGCGACGCGCAAGTGGGCGCGGAAGCGGAGGACGTTGCTATGAAGCGATTCGAGGTGGCGTATTTGTCGTCGCAGACGATCTCGGGGGAGAGCGACTCGCTCTCCGTGACCGAGGTCTCGGCGAATAGCTGGGAAGAGGTCACGAGCGAGTTCGTGAGCGAGAAGCTCTGCGAGACCGTTCGGGTCCACGACGTCGAGGAGCTGATCCAATACATCAACGTCTACTCCTGCGCCCAGAACTGGGGTGGCCCCGAGGGGGGCGGATGGTGGTGGGAGAGTAGAAGCCCCATCGCGAGCATCCCCGTCATCGACACCGATGACGCGGCGATCGAGGCGGAGAAGGCCCGCTGGGCGAAGTGGGCGGAGGACACTGGCTACATCCCCTGGGAGGAGGCCAGGGTGGCGCGCCGGTCTGGGTACACCGTGGTCGTGGAGGACTACCCGGCCCGGTACTACCCCCAGGAGGAGGTGCCCCACCCCAAGTGAGGAAACGAAACGGAGGACATTGCTGCACACGACGAAGTCGACAAGCAACAGGAGTCAAAAGCGGCGAACATCCACAAGCACCCCGAGACCGTGCTGCGGACGGCGGCGACCCACGAACGTCTCCCGCGACGCGCTGGTGGCGCGAGCCCGACGAGACCCCCCGGGGGGGACCCCCAGGGGGTTAGGCTCGTTCCTGCGTGAGCAGATGGGGGTAGTAACAGTCTGGCGGCCGTTGAAAAATGTTCCGCACATGAGCTTAGTAACAGTCTGGCGGCCGTTGAAAAATGTTCCGCACATGAACTTGGGAGGGGTCTGTCGGCCATCGTGCGCGAAGCAGGCGGTCTGGTTTCCTGGTATCCATCAGGGGGCGAGGCGGACGGTTTGACAATGGGGTTTGGGTCCTCGGACACAGCGGGGGCGGACCGTACTCGATGGAGGGGAGGAAACGACGGGAAGTGTTCCGATTCACTTGACCATCCCCACCCGACGTAGTATTCTGTCTAGTACAGAGTGAGGGACACGGGATGAAGAAGAAGCGACCCGCTGCACCACCGGAAATGACTTCCGTTGTTTCCTTCGTGACCTACAAACTGGACGACGACGACCTGACGTTCACGACAGCGGAACTCCTCTGTCTGAACGAACACACACACGTCCCCGTGCGGGAGTTGCGGGCGTTGTTGGCGAAGATCGGATTGAGGTTCGTCCCACGGGAACCGGAGAGGCGCGTCCGCGGTTTCACGACGTCTAGTCATGACCGATGGTACGGACCCGGCGCGGACAAGACACACGGCGGATCAGGTTTCGACAATAGGGAGTGAGACAATAGGGAGTGAGACAATAGGGAGCGAGACAATAGGGAGCGAGACAATAGGGAGTGAGACAAGTGACGACGAAAAAGAACGCTTTCGCTGGGTGGATCCTCATCGTGAAGGAGAAGCCGTCGGAGTACGAGAAGTCGGTGGCCGGGTACACCCGGACCTCACGGGATGTTCACGAGCTGCTCCGGGAGCGGGCGCTGTCGGAGGGGGTCGAGCGGATGTACATCGTCTGCTTGAACGGGCGGAACCAGGCGACGTACTGCCACGAGGTCTCGCGCGGGGGGTTGCACGGGTGCGCGGTCTCGGCGGGGGACATCTTGCGGGTCGTCCTGATGGCGCACGCATCGGCGTTCGTGCTCGTCCACAACCACCCGTCGGGCGACCCGTCGCCATCGGTGGAGGACGTCCGAATGACGAAGACGGTCGTGAAGGCCGCAGAGGCGGTCGGGGTCCCCCTGGTTGACCACGTCATCATCGCCGGCTGGGAGAAGTACGCGTCGATGATGGACCTCGGGATGATGGAAGACTGAGGACGGCTACCAAGTTGGAGGTGTTCACGCGTGGCGGTGAACACCTTCGCCATGCGACCGACGTCGTGGAGAGGAGAAACAATGCACTTCGAGACCCTACGAGACCTTGGCGAGGCGATGCAGCGCTGGCACTCGTCGATGGGGGATCCGATCTACGTGGTTGGGTCCTACTACCTCGCCGGTGTTGAGTACCTGGACCTCGCCGTCATCAAGGCGGCGCTGGACATCCTCGAGACGTGCCGCTTCGACCCCCACGAGTCGTGGACGGCCAAGGACATCCTGGAGATGGACATGATCATCGACGATCTCAACGAGAAGCTCGCCCACAAGGAAACGACATGAACCTCGCTACCCAGAACATCACCGAGACCCCCATCACCGACACGCCGGATGCGGTGGCGACCGTTTGCCGTCTACCGTCTGCCGGCGCTGACGAAGCGGTTCTCGAAGGAGGGCGTCAGCGAGTACCGCCTCCGGTACATCCTCACGACGGCCTGGACCATGGGCGCGTTCGAGGGCGCGGGTCTGCGCCTCAAGGAGGTCGTCGGTCTGTGACTGAGCAGGCTTTCCCCGACAAAGTGGTCCGAGTCAGATACGAGCCCGGCCACCTCGTCACCTGCGCGCGTCGTGATCTTCACGACGAGCTGCGCAGCGCGTACGACAAGACCATCCCCGCCTTCTTGCGTTACTTCCTCGACGCTTGTGGGGCGGGGGACACTCCGACAGACGGAGCGACGGTGGCCTACGTGGGGAAGGAGATCGTCGGAGCGTTCCGCTTCAACGTCGACCGCACCAGCCTGGTCCCCGTCCTGTACGCGGCGGGGACGTGGGTCGACCATTCCCAGCGCGGGAAAGGGGTCGCGCTGCGCCTCTGGAGGGTCGCCCTGAGGCGACACCCGGAGGTCCGGGAAGTCAGCGTCGCGTCGGCGAGTAGAGGCGGCCGGGGCTTGACGAGGTCGATGGCGAGGCGGTACCCGGCGCTGGTCTGGTACCTGGACGGACACGAGCTGGACGAGAAAGGAATGGACAAGGAACGATGACAAACGATCAGTTTCTCAAGCTGATGGATACCCATCCGCGCGTAGCGAAGATGGTGGCTCTCAAACTCAGCCGCCCCCACGGCGTAAGCGTGTCGTGGATGGCGAGGGAGTTCGGCGTCAGCCGACAAGCGTACTACCGCGCTTTGCATTCCATCGGCGTCACCGATGCGGAGCTGGAGGCGTCCGCGAAGGCGAGGGCGGTCATCGTCCATCCATCGTCGGAAGACGTCGCCTAGACCCCTTCCCGGCGGAGCAATCGACCAAAGAAAACCCTCTCCGGGGTGGCGAACCGTCCAGCGCGTCCCCTCGGGTGGGGGGTGTGATAACCGCTGGCAGCCATCCCGGAAGTGGTAAGCAAACCCGTACACCATCTCCCGAGAAAAGTACAAGGCCGCTTTCTTTACCTCTTCCTTTTTGCGTCCCGACCGACTAAGGTTGCGGAAAGTGAGTGGGAGGGATTGCTCGCGCGTACGCACGCGCGTCTGATCTCTCCGGATCCGGATCCGGATCTGAGACTCTGACGCGCGCGAGGAGCTTGGCGATGCATAACACAATCCCGGTGACTTCGAGGGTGATGCAGCGGTACCGTGGGCGGATGGATGGAAGCCTGCGGGACGTCGAGGAGCTGTGTGAGGAGATGATGCGCGAAGCCACGTCTGACATCGACGAGGGGGTCTTCGAGTCGTACATCCACATGGTCATCCGCAAGGACGCGAAAGGAGAGCGGTACGCTTCTCCTCAGGTCATCGACATGACCCCGCTCAAGGACGCGATGGCGGAGCGTCAGGAGGGGGACGAAGCGTTCGCCAACGCTTTGCGTACCCTCGCCGCGGATCTCGACGCGGTCGCTGTCATCTCGATGGGTCACACGCGCATCGGTGAGAAGTACCCCCTCCTCTCTCTCGTTCTTGAGCACCGCGATACTCAGCACCCTCGGGTGTGGTTCGCGCAGGTTCTCGGGCTCGACGGTGACGAAGATGTGAAGCTCGGTCCTTGGAAGGAGCCGAAGGACCTCACGACCACGACCTTCCGGACCATCCTCCGCCCCGTTCATGGGGCGGTCATCTACAAGAACTGATCGTGCTCATCATCAAGAACCTGGCGCGCGCGGGTATGAAGTGGTTCCACCACTTCGCTGGCGCGGCGGGAGAATCAAGTTCCTGGGGGGCGCAGCAAGGCGCGACGTTCCCTTCCATGCTAATGATCTTCGGACCGGATGCGGACCGTGGGACGATCCGGTGCGTCTCTTACAAGCAACCGAAGTGAAAGAAGTCGGAGGACTAGCAGATGGCGAAGACGACCAAGGTGGAGCAGAGCCCGTTCGAGAAGGTGGCCGAGGAGATCGGCGTGCTCGTGACGGAGAAGAACGAGGCGTACGGGGACAGCACGGGGAAGACGGCGGCGTACCTCGAGCTGCTGTTCCCCGATGGGATCCCTGTCGAGCGGTACGGTGACGTCGGCCTCCTCGTGCGCGACTTCGACAAGTCGGTGCGGATCGCCACGGACAAGGACGCCTTCGGCGAGGACCCGTGGAAGGACAAGGCCGGCTACGCGATCCGTGGTGTCGTGATGGGCGTCGAGGCCAAGGAGGAAGAGGAGTGAGCCACCTTCCTTTCGGTGAAACCTTCCGCGAGATGCAGAAGAGGGTCCATGTGACCTCGGTGAGGCACGGGTGGTGGGCGGATGAGGAGGCCGGCTCCACGAAGTCCATCCCCGAGAAACTGATGCTGATCGTCTCAGAGGTCTCTGAGGCGCTCGAGGAGTATCGGATGAAGGACAAGCTCCCCGACGGCTTCCACTTCCTCGGCCAGCGGTACCAGAAGGGGAAGACCGGCCTCGTCTTCGAGTTCCGGAAGGGCGGGAGTGGGAAACCCATGAAGCCCCTCGGGTTCCGAAGCGAGCTCGCCGACATCGTCATCCGCGTGATGGACCTCGCGGAGCGACACGGCATCGACCTCCAGAAGGACATCGAGGAGAAGATGCTGTTCAACGAGACGAGACCATACAGGCACGGCGGGAAGGCGTGCTGACCGTGGGGCGCAAGTTCCCTCTCTCCTGGACCGTGCGCCGGCACCAGGCGTCCCCCCTCACGGAGGAGGAGGCCATGAGGTTCGGTCACCAGGCGGCGGACATGGTCGCCATCGCGAGCGTCCGTCACGAGGAGGACGGTGGCATGTCCGTGAGCATGGCCACGAGCGACGGCGAGACGGGGGAGGCGTTGAGCAGTCGCGTTCTCTTCCGCGTCTGGATTTCCTTCGCCGACTTCCTCGCGCACAGCCTCGACCTCGGGAAGGAGGAGCGGGAGCTGTGCGCGAAGATCGTGGCGATGGTGCGTGGCGAGGACGGGGGGCCGGCGGTCGAAGGGGCGCGGGTGACGAAGCCCAAGGGTTCCCACCTCCGGATCATCAACTAGGAGGGCATCGGACGTGGCGAACAACTCTCTTTGGGACGAAGTGGCTCGAGCGGCGGCGGCTGGGAAGAGGCCGAAGATCGAGATCGCACCCGGTGCGCGGGTCATCGTCCCGAAGAGAGGCCGCGGACGACCCAAGAAGGTCGACGCACAAGGAAAGCGTACTTATTACGCGATGACGACCGCAGACGGGATCCCGATGCGGTGTCGGAACTACGGCTGCAACCTCAAGTTGAGGGTCGACCAGGTCGCGATCTGCTGCTCCCCGCGGTGCGAAGAGGCGTTGCGCGATTTTTGCCAAACGACCCTGGACGTGCTTAGCGGGAAAATGTCCCCGAAGGACTACCCGAGCTACTATCGTGCGCGCAGCGGGCGGGCGAAGACCGCGCGCCCCAAGAAGCAGCGCAAGTAGCGGAGGTCGGCGATGGCGAGGCGAGGTGAGGCAGCCGGTGGCCAACAGATCGGTCCCCGTGGGGGGAAGTTCTACATCACCAGGACGGGGACCAAGGTCTACGGAGAGGTTCCGCACATCGTCACCGAGCACGCGAAGCTCTCGCCCTCCAAGGCGACCCCAACATCCGTGGAGAGTGGGCGAACGACAGGGGTGAGGAAGGCGCCGCCCACCCCCGAAGCGAAGAAGTCGCCTTCCCTCCCAGAGACCGCGAGGGCCGAGGCGGTGAAGCGGATCGAGAAGGCGCTCGAACCAAAAGTCGAGAAGAAGCTGACGACCTCTCGCCAGCCGAGGGACATGGTGGGCCAGCATACCGCGGTGCTGATGTCCCAAGAGACCAAGCGCCAGGGGGAGGTGATCATCCCCCAGACGTTCAACTCTGCGCCCATCGTCGCGAGCGAGAAGCTGGACCACGGTGTCTACGAGGCGGCAGCGCGCGCGATGCGACTCGGTGAGTTCGCGCAAAAGCATCCAGTTGAGATCATCGCAACGCGCGACCTCAACGGACTGGGTGGCCAGTACCTCACCCCCAGTATCCTCGGGCATCGACTAGACAGTGCTCTTGCTTTCGAGAAGAGTGGGCGAGGGCCCCAACCGACGCCTAACTCTTATGATCGGACAGAAGCGGAGAGCGCTAAGATCGAAGCCGCATCGGCGGGGAAACACTTGGTATTCGTCACCAAAGCACCCGCGGATTCCTGGGTGCCGCCGCCGTCTAACCACGTACCTGGAGATGGGGTTACTCTATTTTCGTACAGAGTAGCCACGCAGTTTCTGCCTGACAGCGCGACGAACGGCGACATCCTCGACGCACACACGCTCATCCACGAGTACGGACACCACGTTCACTTCACACTTCTCGGGATGAAGCACAAGGACGCTTCCGATGAGAAGACGAAAGACTTGCTTCGTAGGATCGAAGAGGAACACGAGAAGCACAGGATGGCGACCCAGGCTGTCTCGGGACACCCTGGGTACGAGTCGCCAGAAGTGAGAGAGTCTCTCTACAAGAAGACGGGCCTCATCTCCAAGTACGCTGCGAAGGACCCACATGAGTTCTTCGCGGAGTCGTGGCTTGCGTACCACACGGACCCGCTGTGGTTCAGGGAGCGCAACCCGGCG